CATTAACGAAGTTACCAAGACAGATATTCCTCTTGAATGCATCAAGAAAGTAGTAATAAAGATTGATGGACGTAAACAAAAAACTGTTAATTTCCAAACCTTGCGATCGCAAGGACTTGATATAACTGAAATTGAAATTGTTTTGTCCCGCACACTAACTGATCTTGGCGATTTAGTTCGCGATGTTGATTTTGTAGTTGATGTAACCGAAGTTGCCAAACTGGTACAACCAGAAACTGATAAACTTTTAAAAGATTTATAAAACAAAATATAGAAATTTCTAATGGTAGTCAGAGTCTCAATAAACAAAAACAATATAAAAAATTTAAATGAACGTTAAACTTGTATCCCACAGTCAACCAACCGCAGAATTTGCCAACCAGGGAGTCGGCGATGCCCAAGAGCTCATTGCGTATTGCGCCCGTGTCAGCAATCCTGCCAGTCAAGTCAACACTGAAACATCAGAACGACTCATCCGGTACCTGGTCAAACACCAACACTGGAGCCCACTTGAAATGGTCAGTGCCTGTATGGAAATCACCACCACCAGAGACATTGCTCGACAGATTCTACGTCACAGAAGTTTCAGCTTCCAAGAGTTCAGTCAGCGATATGCTAATCCTACAGCTGAACTTGATGAAGCGTTTGTGCTGCGTGAGGCAAGATTCCAGGACACAAAAAATAGACAGAACAGCGTAGAGCTAGACATGAGTGACGAAGCACAAAAGCTCTTGGCCATTGAATGGGAACGAGCACAACAACGTGTGCTGTTCAGTGTCAAACAAGAATACAAGTGGGCAATCGATAACGGCATTGCCAAAGAACAGGCCCGTGCTGTGCTACCAGAAGGACTCACTGTGAGTCGCATGTACATGAATGGTACACTGCGTAGTTGGATTCACTACATTGAGCTTCGTGCCAGCAACGGCACCCAAAAAGAACACATGAATATTGCTCGTGCATGTGCTCAGGCCATTGCAGCAATCTTTCCAATGACCTCGACACTGATAGAATAATCTGCTATACTAGTGTATGGCAATTATACACCACGAACAAGACGAATACAAGCACTGGCGTGCTGCCGAAACAAAAATTTTGGACAACAAGCCAGTGCGTTTTCGTGATGTGTGTGTGCATGAAATTAGAATGGGCGATGTAGAGGATCCGGACATATATGTTGCTGCACCAATCTGGGAGTGGCAACAAACAGACGCAGGCAAATTTGTCATGGAACATGCTGTGGGGAAACCTTACTGGACTCAGCGCAGGGATCACTCAAGCTATCACCTGTTGTATCATATTGTGGCACGACTCAGCGAACAGAACGAAACTTTTTGGAGACTCAAATATGTGGACACAAAAAATTGAATATATAGATGCTGAAGTTGTTCTGCCTTCACCTGTGAAGAAACAGGTATGGGATGGTGAAAAGTTTGTGCCAATCACATTGTACAAGATAAAAGGGTGGCCAGGCATGGCTGCAGAAAACTGGTTGCTCACGAGTTTTGGACACGCAGGAACATATCGAGACGGAAAATACTGGGACTACAGTAGTGCTGGTGACTTTACTGTGATGGATGAAAAAGTGTATACATGGTATCAAATGAAATGGGGCAACCGATGAAAGTATTGATAACTGGTGGGCTGGGTCTTATTGGACACAATGTAGCAGCTCGTTTGCAGCAGCGTGAAGACACAGTGAGCATAGTAGATAGTCAAACCACTTACGGTATTATTCCGCGTGAAGAAGTTGACTACTTGATTGGAGAGCGTCTTAAAAAGTTAGCACCATGTGCTCACTATCATGACTACATTGAAAATGCAGATCGCATGGACACAATCATTGGTGCTGAGACACCAGATGTGATCATACACTGTGCCAGCTTTCCCAGACAAAAAGTAGTCAATGCCAACCCTGCATACGCTGCTGATGTCATGATGCGTGGTCTAATCAATCTTCTTGAGAGTGCCAAAAAGCACAAGGTCAATCGTTTTGTGTACATGTCCAGCAGCATGGTCTATGGCGATTTTGAAGACCAAGTGCTGGAAGATGACGAATGCAGACCGCAAGGACAGTATGGCATCATGAAGCTGGCCGGAGAATGGTTGGTCAAAGACTATGCTCGCAGAACTGGCATGGAGTATGTGATACTTCGACCCAGTGCTGTGTACGGGCCCCTGGATGTAGAAGATCGTGTGGTTGCCAAGTTTATGTTAACAGCCATGCGTGGTGGTGTGCTTAAGGTCAACGGAGCGTCAGAAACACTGGACTTCACCTATGTGGATGATGCTGCTGACGGTGTGGTTGCTGCTGCAACTAGAATCATGAGTGCCAACCGAACATACAACATCACAAAATCACATTCAATAAGTTTGTTACAAGCAGCTGAAATGATTGTAAAAATTGTGGGCTCTGGTACCATTGAATGTCGCGATCGAGATGCAGACTTTCCCAGCCGCGGCGCGCTCAACATCGATCGTGCAAGAACCATCCTGGGCTTTGATCCCAAAGTAGACGTTGAACAAGGATTCCAGAAATACTATGAGTGGCTTTCAAATAGCGTTTACTGGTCTACAAAGACAGTATAACAATCTACGAGAGGAGATACTGGATGCGACGGACCAGGTTCTAGCATCTGGCAATCTCATGAACGGCCCGTTCACACAGCAGTTTGAGGAATGGCTGGCTCAAAAGAATCATTCAAATTATGCAGTGCTGTGTCACTCAGGTACACAGGCCCTGGAGATACTGGCTGGTTATTACCGCCCAGGCCGCACAGAGCATAAGCTGTATCTCCAGACAAAACCGCCCACGATATTGATTCCTGCCATGACATTTCCTGCCAGTGCAAATGCATTTGTACGAGCAGGCTGGAACATACACTTGATCGATACCGATGCATATGGCAACATGAAATTTAGCGATATTCCGCCAGATTTACATTACCGAGCCATACTTGGCATTGGATTGTATGGTTCAGCATTGCCCAATAAGATTGGCATTGGATTGTATGGTTCAGCATTGCCCGATAGTCTGCGACGTGTTACACCATTGATAATTGAAGATGCAGCACAACACTGGTTATCCAACCATTGCCATCGGATGGGTGAAGCCAGTGCCATTAGTTTTGATCCTATGAAAAATCTAAACAACTACGGCAACGGTGGTGCTGTAGTCACCAACGATCGCAATCTAAGTGACTATGCACGTAACTGGTGTGACAACGGTAAAAGATCCAGTCATGCACACACAGGCACCAACTCGCGCATGAGCGAAGTAGACTGTGCGCAAATGATGGTCAAGACAGTGTATCTTGATCAATGGCAGGCTCGTAGAGAAAAAATTGCACGGCAGTATATGGCGGCATTTGGTGCAGCACCGTTTCGCTGTTTGATTGACGACTCAAATGTGGCTACTCACTGTTTCCACAAGTTTGTTATTGACACTAACAATCGGGATCAACTGCAAGTCGACCTGAGGTCTGCAGGCATAGAGACTCGAGTACATTACCAACATCCATTGCACGAACTAGCGGCATATCAACAGTATGCTGGATCCAGTATTCTCAGTGCTGCAAGTTCATTGAGTAGACGAGCACTGAGTCTGCCGATCTATCCTGAGCTCACAGACTCAGAAGTTGACTACATTATTAGTTCGGTACTAGACTGCGTTTGATAAAGGCATAGCTAGCAAGCCAGGCCCATTCATAGCTTTTTCTGAGCTCTGCAAAGTCTCCGTCAACCTGATCATAATACTCCACAGCATCCTCGGCACCAAGTCGACTCCACTGCGGATCTGCTTCGTCACTGTTGACATCAAGCCATTTGTTTAGACGATATTCATTTTCCACATCTGGCAAGCTGGCTCGAAGTTTTAACACTTCTCTAAATGCTGTGCGCCAAGATGACCACGGTGAGGTGTCGTAGTGTGCTACGCCACTCAAGATAGACACCACTTCGTGCGGTGAGTCCAGCGTGAAGTCTAATCCTACTCCGGGATTGGCTAGTGCCAGTTGCCGGTTGTACGCAATCATGGCCTGATGTCCGTACACTAGACCATTAACAGGATTCTGAGCATGAAAGATATAGTGTTTGGCTTGTTGCATACGATCTGGTTGCCAGGTCCAATCAAACATTTGATTCACTTCCAGTTTGGCAAACACAGCAAAGAACCAAGGTGTAGTGCTGGCTCGAGCAGCCGCGTGGTATGCTGCCACTCGTCCGTTTACACCTTCTACTAAGTGAACTCGGTTTGTGTACCTTGACTCGTTGGCCAGATACATTGTCATCTGCAAAAAATTGGATTTGGCATTGGGTTCACCGTTTGAAATAAACACAATATCTAATTTGTCGTCACCGTGACGCTGTTGTTGTGTTTTGTCAATGTAGGGATAATCATACATTTGCGTTTTTATGTATGGTACAGCAGACTTTGGAACAACTACTGCACTTGCTCCCGAGCTCAGCGGTGTTATTGTTTTGGTTTCAGAGCGCCACAAGTTCACAGCCGGGATAGTCATAGGCAAACCATTGGTAGTAAACAGGGCCAGTGGGCCGGCCCATTCAGTAGCTTTAACTGCGTCAACATTGCTGTCGCCAGCATGCTCAATCACAGGCATGCGCCGGCGTGACACATTTTTGTCAACAAAATTACAATCGTACCATTCCAGCAATGGCTTGCGTTCTGCTGACTCAGCAAAGGTAGGCACATGCATGAAGAATGTGTCACCAAACTTTTGGTCATTACTGGCAAACACATGCAGCATTGTGGCTTGCCATTGTTCGGGATGCCAGGAGAAGTCAAAGTCAGTGTAATCACAGATGCTACTACATACCCAAACATATTCGTGTTCTGTGCCTATACTCTTGGCCAAGCGTATCAAGGTATCTCTATAGTTGTCAAAGTATCGCACTCGTCGAGTGGTGTTGGCTATTTGGCCAGCAGCACCATCCATGTGATCAATTTCGTATATGGCTGTGGCCTTGCCTACTGTGCGAATTTTTAGTTCTGCAAGATACTTGACTTCTACAGCACCAGGTACACGATACACAGGACCGCCGGTCTTTTGATGCTGTGTAGCAAACTGATACACATAGGCGGGTTCACCGGGATCAGGCACCCAGGTGAAATCTACATCTTCACGAGCAACTGAGTCGGGCACAGTCCAATTGCTAGAGTCTGACAGCAAACTAGCACGTGGCCATGAAACATACTTGCGTTCAGTTGCGCCTGGCACACGATACTCCACAGTGGGCATCTTCTCTGCTGGCCACCACTGATTACCAAACACATAGATGTAAGGAGGATCCCCAGGATCTGGCATCCATGAATAGTCCATGTCGCTGTTGATCATGTTGTACCAGGGCTGGTTGAGATTTTGTGCTAGTTTGGCTCTTGGTGTTGTCATGTACTTGCGTTCAGTTGCGCCTGGCACATGATATTCTACTGTGGGCATCTTCTCTGCTGGCCACCACTGATTCCCAAACACATAGATGTAAGGAGGGTCATGTGGATGTGGTGCCCAGGAGTAATCAAACTCTGCGGTTGACATTGCAGTATAGAAATGAATGGTTGAGCTTTTATTAGGGATAATTTGATCATGAAAGTGATATTTGATCTCACCTGACTTAGGCACAAGGTAGGTGCCCGAATACTCATGATGTTGACTGGGCCATGTGTGAGTGTATTCGCCTTGCCAGGGCACGGGTTGAAAATCCCAATCATGTGTGCCATAATCAGCTAAGTATGTGATCCACCAGAAATACCTTGTGCGGCACAATGTCTGTGCATGCTCAATACTATCTGCCTCACGCTCATGCGCAAATTGGTTAGGTTTAATTCCCGAATAGAAAACGTCAAACATGATTAGAATAGATGAAATTTACAACAACACTTTTTGGCCTTGGTTGCACCAAAATTGTCCTGGTGTACGTGCATTGATGTGCGATCCTTTTGGACGCAGTGATCCCGATAGTGTTATTGGGTATGGTAGAGAAGATGTACACGAACACAATTATATATTCTTTTTTGACCAAGAGCCTATTCATTTGAGCATACACACCGCAACATTTGAACGTGTTAGAGCAAACAATGCAGATTTACAAGACAACCGTGCTCCAATTGGTGCTATATGTACTAGTGAGCGTGATAGCGATAATGTAGATGCTCTATGTGTCAGGTATGGATGGAAAAGCTATTATTACTTCTTTCATGGCTGGGCCGCACTAGATTGGTATCGAGGATACGATAAAACGTTCTTGATTAAACCCTGGTCAGAACGCACTATTACAAAGACATTTATTGCCCCCAATCGTATTGTTGCTGGTGAACGACAACATAGATTAGAGATGCTGTATTATATATTCAAGAATGACATGATGAATAATCATATCAGTTGTCCCAACATCTGTCCAGCAGAGAACATCAGCATACACGATGCAGTCAAGCCATTGACAGCAAAATATCCAGACATTGAATCTGTTTTTGCAGCGCAAACATTGCCCATTAATTTTGCAGACGAAACTGATCATCCCATGCATAGTTGTTGGCTTAGCCTGTTTGATGAGTCAGCTGAAAGTCTGTTATACCTGGTCACAGAGACTGTGGCCACAGGTCGTAGGCATCACTTGACCGAAAAAACATTCAAGCCTATTGCCCTAGGCATGCCATTTGTTGTTGTGGGTACCAAGGGCAGTTTGGAATACCTGCGCAGCTACGGATTTAGAACATTTGGAGATATCTGGGACGAGAGTTATGATTCTGCAGAGGACAATGTACGTATTGAACGCATTGCCAGCTTGTTACGTAGCTTGGACGAGTTGCCTCCAGAAGGCAAGCAAGAATTGTTCGATGAAGCTCAAGAAGTTATTGAGCACAACTGGAATCATTTTTACAATGGCGGCTTTGAAGCAGTATTATGGACTGAACTGAACGAGATGTTAAATGCCATTGAGCTTTAATTTTGTAGCTGACCGAGTGATTAGGGGCAGAATATATCCCGCTTTGGCACAGCATCAAGCAAGACCCTACACACAGGGCTGGCGCGAGTTTGGTCAGCACTGGCCGCATACCATACCGCTAAGGCTGCAAGAGTATTGCGATCATCATGACGTAGCGGTTCAGCTATACAACATCAATGATGAGTTACCAGCCAACACATACTATCCTGTGGGCCTGGGATTTTTTGACTTTGGCATAAACTATTTTGCACTCATGGGCCCTGTTGTGCGCAAGAAACTACGAACAAAACAACTGCGTGTGTTGTTTTACTATCACGAAGGAGATAATCCTACTCGTATCAAAGACCGGCTGGATGAACTGGCACAGGATTATTTGCTGCCGCCCGATTGTTATGTGTTTGTTAGCGCCAACACTGCTGCCCAAGATATTCCAGGTTTTGTATATTTTGCAGACTTTGAGCTGTGGTATTGGCAGCGTAATCAACTCATAGCACCGTTGCCAATACATGCACAAACACGTGAACATGAGTTCACAGTGCTAAACAGACTGCACAAATCATGGCGGGCCACAGCCATGGCTGACCTGCATCGACAAGGCCTGTTGAACAACAGCTACTGGAGTTATTGTGAAACTGGTGAACTGGGCACAGACAATCCAATTGAAATTGACAGCATATCTGATCTTCGTGCGGCTACACTGAGTTTCTTGGCTGCTGCTCCTTATACCAGTGATCACTTGAGTCAGGCACAGCGCAACAATCATTCTGACACTGAATCCAAATACCATGCCAACAGCTATTGCAACATTGTGATGGAAACACACTGGGACGCAGATCAGTCTGGCGGCACATTCTTGACTGAAAAAACTTTCAAGCCCATCAAGCACGGACAATTGTTCTTTGTTGCTGGACCTGCAGGCAGTTTACAAGCTCTGCGCGACCTGGGCTACAAGACCTTTGACACAGTGCTAGACACCATGTATGACCGTATTGAGGATAATACCCAACGCTGGATTTGCTTGTGTGATGCAGTTGGTCAAGCACGGCATAGATTGGCAGATCGGTTTGAAACCGCACGAGCAGACATAGAACACAACCAACAGTTATTTGCGCAACTCAAGACGCAGCGTTTAAATAGCTTGATCAAGGACATTCATGAGCAATACAATTAATTCACACACCAGCTGGCAACCTCTTGAGGAAGTGATTGTTGGACAAGCATACACACCTGACTATTTTGATTTTATTGAAAACCCGCAGGTGCGCAATCAACTGCAACAGATCTTGTGTGAAACAGCCGAAGACCTGGACAACTTGCAAAAAACCATTGAGAAGTTTGGTGCTCGAGTGCGGCGTCCTGACCTACCCAACAAACACAATTTTCAACAACAACAAATCACAGGAGACGGTGCGCCGTTGCCGCCGCTAACGCCGCGGGACTGGCAAATCACTCTGGGAAACAAGCTCTTGCGGGTGTTGCCCATGCAAGAGCTTGACACAGTCTGTGCCGAGTACGAAGCAGCTGATCCTGGCAGTGTGATCAATCCACACGGTTCCAAAGGCTGGGATGAAGACTGCGTTCTAAACGGTGCCAGTGCCAGTTGTATTGTGCGTGTGGGGCGTGATGTATTTTTTGACAATTCAGACTTCTTGAAACCTGAACAATCACAATGGATTGTGGACAATGTACTGAGTTCAGAATATAGAATACACGAAGCCATCACAGACGGACACGGTGATGCTGTGTTTGCTATTTTGAAACCTGGCGTATTGCTGAGCAGCAAGCACGATGTTAACTTGGATCTGGCCAAAGACTTTCCTGGCTGGGACGTTTGCAAGATATGGGACAGCAGTATTTGGGCTGCTATGGAAGTGGGCAAGTTCAAGTATGAACAAAGCCCAGGTGCATGGTATGTGCAAGGACAAACCCCCACAGCAGAGTTTACAGATTTTGTAAACACCTATCTAACCAAATGGACAGGCTTTGTTGCAGAAACTGTGTTTGATGTCAACTGCCTTGTGTTGGACGAGAGCCATGTTATCTTCTCAGCCTACAACCGGGAAGTGTTTGACTACTGCCGCAAACATGGCATTGAACCTATCATCAGTGAACTACGACACAGCTACTTCTGGGATGGCGGTGTTAGTTGCTGCACACAAGACATTCGCCGCCGTGGTGGCTTAGAAACTTATCTATGAAGATAAGAAGTACTCCTAGAGTATTCGAAACTATTAACAATCTAGGATACAAAAATCTCCTAGTAGGTGGGTGCAGTTTTACCTACAACATAAGCGAAACTGATTCAAGTGCATGGCCTTATTACATTAGAGACAAGTGCGGATTTAACGAAGTTTACGATTGTTCAGTACAAGGCGCTGGAAATTATCAAATAATGACCAGCGTGATTCATGCACTAGAAACCACTGCACTGGATCTCAAAGACACATTAGTTGTAATAATGTGGAGTGGATACCGTAGAGACAATGCTATTGTTGGCAAAGGTATCGCCGACAATCCAGACTATGTGTACAACTACACAGACAACGTCAAGTGTGTTATCACCAGTAACGAGAATAAAACACTGCATAGTCGTGCTATAGAAAACTACATCTATGTTGTTTCGCTGTGGGAATATTTAAAAAGCAAAGGGTACAACGCTGTGTTTTTAAATTTTGTTGAACCTGGAATGCCAGTTAGAGATGCAACGTTTGATATAACCAAATGTTTGCCCCAGGATTTAGCCAATCGATTCAAATCAATGTTTGCTCCAGTTGAGAACTTTTACAAATATTGTGTCAAACATGATCTACTACAAGAAGACGACTTTCATCCCACAATGCAAGGCCACTTGTCGTGGGCTCACAATGTGTTGGCGCCAGCGTTAACTGCAAACCCTAACACCATATAGTTGTTCAAAGCGGTCTGCGTCCGCACGATCGTTCACCATGGGTTCACCGCGTATGTTCAATGACGTATTGAGCAGCATAGGACAACCAGTCATCACGTACCACTTTTCCAAGAGTTCTCTAATGCCTGAACCATCCGCAGGAACAGTCTGCACTCTACTAGTACCATCATGATGCACAATAGCAGGAAACAAGTCAGGATGCCTGCAGACAGCGACTGCTTGCATGTACCTACTGTTACTGAAACCCCTAGGCATATCAAAATACTGATCCACGTATTCTTCCAGGATAACTGGGGCAAATGGTCTGAATTGTTGTCTACGTTTGATCTCATTTACTTGATCCTTTATTTCTGGGCCACGAGGGTCTGCTAGCAAACTGCGATTGCCTAGGGCCCTGGGTCCAAACTCTGCTCGACCTGATGCTACACCCACAATTTTTCTAGTAACCAACTCATCCAAAATAGCATTAACAGGATAAGGTCCGGCAATGTCATGCCCAAGATAAGCATTGGTCCAGTTGATTCTACCACCATGAACTAGAGCAGCAGCGCCAAGACTACTGCCAGCGTCACCGGGACAAGGCATGATCCAGATGTTGTCAAAATAACTTCCAATACGTCTGTTGGCACTACAGTTAAGAGCCACGCCGCCCATGTAAACTAGATTCTGACTCCAGTTGAATTTCTTAGCACGAACCATCACATTCAAAATAAGGTCTTCGGCTAGTTCTTGTGCAGCCGCTGCAATGTCAAATTCTGAATAATCACTTAGATACTTTTGACTTAATCCTATGTGTACATTTTCTTTGAATTGAATTTCCCATTCATTGTGAATGAGATCGTAGCGTAGTCTATTACTAAGATTGTTTTGTCCGTACGCAGCCATGCCCATTAGAATGTATTCTTCGTCCAAGGGCCGTAGACCCACGCGAGCTGTGACTGCACTGTAAAACAATCCTATGCTGTGCGGGTAATGTTGTTGCCACAGTCGTTTATAAATTGCACGACCCGTTGAATCATATTCTGCACCCCAGATGGTCATGGTGTCCCATTCACCCACCGCATCTATTACCACAACTGTGGCTCGATCAAACGGGCTGGTTTGAAATCCTGACGCTGCATGGCTCAGGTGATGATTGTGACTGGACACACGATCAGGCTTGATCTGACTGCCCAGTTGTGACTTCAAGATCTGTGCTACTGTGAGTTTTTTCCACTCAATGCCTTGCCCGGCATAAAGTTGGCGCAGTTGCTTGGCCCAAGGACGTTCGTAGTAGGCCACATGCGCAGGATCATACAGCAAGATGTCATCTAGTAGACCCTGACAAAAGTCAGCGTCATTTTTCTTTTTGCTGTAGCGTTCTGAATGGCCGGCAAAAAGAACATTGCCGTCATGATCCAGTACTGTGGCAGCAGCGTCATGAAATCCTGCTGATATTCCCAGTATGTTCATTTATAAATGAAAGGGTCTCTTTTGCGTAACTCTTTGAGTTTCTTGCGATAACGATATTCTAGGGTAATTCTTGCCCATAAAGTTTTGATCCAGTTCATACTGTTTCCTTTAAAAATAATGGCCAACCTTCTGCGGTTGTACTATTGTAGGTCCAACCCACTAGATCTGGTTCAATCAAGGCCACAGGGCCAGCAGACAATTGATGTTTGCGGATGTGTACTGTTGTTCCTTCTTGCAGCATGTAAAACACTTGCGTGGGGGCTGTACCAAGTTGTTGTGCGAATAGCTCGTCTAGATTCATTTCAATTTCCTTATCTGCTGTAGGTCGTAATCAGAGTCACTCCAGCGATACTGGTATGTGGCTTGTGCTGTACTAGTACTTATTCTGTAAACGTCTTGGTGCTGCAACAACTGTGTCCATATTTCTCGACAATCCGTGGTTCCAAAACTACGCACAAGATCCACTTGTGCCACTTTAGGATGTCCAATTGTTAGACTTTTATCTTCAGGATCAAAGTTGTTGGCTACTAGCCATTCACGAAATTCAGATAGTTTCCTTATCTGCCAATAGAATGAACCAGGATCGTTTGCCCATTCTATATCAAAGTCGCCGGCTGCTTGGGTCTGCGATCGAAGTGTGCTGGTTACTAGTTCGTTCACACGGCTGTCCCGGCCTTCGTCTGTGAACACTTCCCAGTGGTGCTTACCTACAGCTTTGTTCACGCCCACGTATACCCCACCTAGTGATCTATTAATTGTTTCTATTCCAAACAGTTCGTAATCTTCAACTGTTAACTCAAAGCGCGGTGCTGTCAACCAACACATCAGCTGCGACGGACGTTGCCATTCAGGAGCAGTTTTTAATTTGCGAATACTCAATACTAGACTTTCTAGTTCATGGCACAGCAAATTTAACTGGCGTATATGCCAGCGAGTTGTGGCATTTGCGGCGGTGTAATAAGGACTCATAGCACCCGACACACCTTGCAGGTCTTCAAAATAACTGTGTAGCTGATTTAGGTGAGCATGATTGATTCCAAGATTGCTATCAATTGTGTTGGCCGGTGTAAAGAAGTCTTGTATAACATATCCCAGGTCGGCTGAATTAACAGCATGTATACTGCGATTGATTTGTGTGCAGATGTATTCAGAATTGCGATCACTCTCTGCCCAGCCCAGCCAGCAATAGTTTTTTTCCAAGTGATAGTTGTTCTTGATCAGATGGTTCAGTGCTGTGAGCCATTTGCGCGAAAGGGCGTTATCAGCCACGTCAACATATACGGTCAGCACTTGATTATCAATGCTGCGTAGATCTATTTCAATAATTGAATCAAGCAATGTTCATCCACCATTTTAGTATGTCAGCTCTGGTTGCTAGTATATCAGTCATAGTTATTTTTTGTGTGCGTATTTGTTCCAATTGTAACACACGAGCCTTACCTTGAGCAATAGCTTGTTGGTACTGATCAGGCCATTGTTCTTCAAACGTGGGACGGTTTTTCAACTGCATCAATACTGCTTGCATGGCTCCTGATGTTTTGGCAATCAATTCATCCAACCAAGGATGCAGTAGTTCTCGCGGTAATGCCAATGGGCTCATCACAATATCTGGACCAAAACTAAAAACCACTTTGGCCAGCAGTTGCACACCCAGTTCCTGAGCCAATTGCTGTACGGCCATGACCTGTGTCATGCCCGGCAAGGTCAGTGTAAAGTCTATGCGCATCTGTCGCGGATGTGAACTGTGTTTTAATCCTTGACGGAAGTTCGCAAGCCAGAGATTGTAGTCAAGTCCTGTTCGGATGTATTCTCCTGTGGCTCCTGTGCCGTCCAAACTTGCGCATATTTGCCAATCGCGTACATAAGCCAGTATATCACCAAATAGATTACGCCCACCATAGTCAACTCTGCTGAGATTGGTATTATACCTTGCATATACTCGGTGTCCATCATTTAATTCAACGATACGAGCCATGTATCGCCAGTGTTGCTCATACATTAGCGGCTCGCCACCTACCCAGTACACTTCTTCCACACGATGTTGTTCCACAGCGTCCGAGAATTCTTTTTCAATTTGAGTGTCCTGAAACGCAGATATCTCTTGACGAATTTTGGGCTGCATCCAGGCGTTCTTGGGGTTGGTCCAGTCAATCATGCGGTGCTGGCGCTGCTCGCTTTCCCATGCACTGCTCAACATGTCTCCACACATTCTACACTTGAAGTTGCACAGGTTGCTGAAACGATAGTCCCAGCTCACGGGCTGCATAGTGGTGCTGCCGTCTGATGCAGTACTGCTGATTACTTCAGACAACTTGTGGCTGAACAGGTGTTCAAAATAAGTACGATACACATCAGTATTCAGTAACTGATCATTGCATACTTCGCACTCAGGCAGGGTTTCTCCAGCCAGCATGCGGCGGCGTACACTTCGCATGTGTTCGCCATTCCAGTGCTGCTCCAATGTGATAGGAATATACTTTCCTGTGCCTGCGGCTGTATCTATGTACTGAGCAAAGTTCTGTGCAGGTTCTCGTGACGCACAGCACATTCTGCGTTCAGTCTGCGGGCTAAGATAGGTGTGTGTCCACGGAGCAAGACACAAGGATTTAGCCATGTACAAACTCCAGTACAGGATCAATAATGGTGGCAGCGCACAACCGATCAGTCAAGGCAGTGTCAAAAAATCTAGAATGATTATACTTTATCTTTTGTTGCACACTGACCTGATCTAGGCTTGCTAGATCAAAGTCACGTACAATTTCTACAATACGATTCATTCTAGTACGCCAGTCCAGGATATCATCGTAGCTTTCATCAAACAGTTCCGGGAATGTTTCAAACCCTTGTGATTGCAAGTAGGCTAGATTTCCTGCGGTACTGGCCATCACAAATGGATGCTGTGCTGCAATTGGCCTGTAGCTTTTTTCGCACAAGAACCAATTGTTATTGCGTGTCAAACTATATCCTGATCTAGATTGATCATCAATGTATGTTTCCACTGCCAGTGTGAATCCTGTGCTGTTGATCCAGTCTGGATTGACATATCGTTGCCAAGCCACGTGAGTTGAATCATTATCTAACATGCGGCCACGAGCACGATAGCTGTGAACACTGTTGTTGACCAAGTCGCCCAGGGTATCATATAAATAATCACGATCTGGACGGGCAAGTCCTATACTCATAAAGAACTTGTGTATGGGATTAGGTGCCGGCACACGCTGGTCCAGTCCAAACATAGTAAACATGGCCTGATCCATGATCCAGTACCAGTAAGGCGTGGCCGCTATGGTAACTCCCGGAATTTCAACAGCACTATCCCCAGATATCACAAACATGCCCTGGCCTGGATGTGCCACAAACGCATCCTGGACCCATTGTCTATAATCATGAATATAGTGTTCATTTTTGGCGTCAAATATCACTCGCTGACCTTGTGCCAGCTGATGCATAATGTGCTCATGATTGGGGCCGTACATGTCATAATAAAACACAGTGTCTGTGGAGTATATGGCTGCAGGGTCAAAGTATTCCACAGGATAATTTGGGGGGAGTCGCGGTCTGAACCAGTGCGGCGCAGTGTTTTCTGAATACATATGTACTAGTTTAGACATTTAAAAACTTTCAGCATAATTCAAAAGTGGATAAATTATTTCTTCTACTGCCCACTTGGTTGCTAATTGGTTATTAAAAAATAATTCGTAATTGTGTTTAATTTTTTGTTCTGTAACAAAATCGTAAGGACGTTTTTGAAATTGTTTTACATTGTTTGTTAATGTGTCTAACCGTTTGATCCAATTTGACTCTGTGTCATAGCTTTCGTCAAATAAATTTTCAAACGTTTCAAATCCCATATTTTTTAACGTTTGTAAACTTCCCATCTGACCCAAGATCACAAAAGGATGCTGAAACGCAATGGGCTTGGCAGTTTTTTCTGTGAGCCAACTAATATTATTGTTGTTTTTTTTAGTAACCTGGCTCTCAGATACAAAACTAAAACAGGTGTCATTATACCATTCTGGATTAAAATATCTTTGTGTATTCCAGTCATTCATATCACCGTCATCAGGCAGTTGACGTCCTTTGCCAACATAACTCCAGATAAAATCATCTAACCAAGGTTGCAACTTGATTTCTGCCAATTCTCTATGAGGGTGTTTTAATCTCATTGGCATTAGAGCTAGATGTTTGTAACTCCTATTAGGCTGGTACGTATCATATCCAAGATGCTTATACCACAAACTTTCATAATACCTAAAAAAATATGGATGTTGTATTATATATTTTTTGTTGTTGACTACCGGAACCTCCCACAAATTATCATATACAATTTTGTATCCATTATCAATAAAATATTGCTGAACCGCTGTAGTTGATTCAGAATTAAAATTATTGTACGGTGCATAAAAAATTGTTGATGCTTTATTATAAGTTCTGTCAAGATCGTATAATTCAACAGTTATGTAGTTGCTAATGATATCTCGGAGCCAGTGACTATGTAGTGTCAGTGGTTTTTCTGACACTAGTGATATTCTATTAGACATAATTGTATTCTATGATCTTGGCCATTTCAGGCGCCACACCCGCAAAGTCTTGATTTCTTTTGCGATCTAGATCTGCTATTTTCATTCTCAATATAAAGCCGTCGGTACTGGCACCAGAGTTCATAAAGTCTAGGATGCGATCAAATTCTTCACGATACTGCAACGGTACGGTTGCTAAACGCAGGTGCTCGGAGATTTGAACCTTGGCTGACTCAGGCAGGGTAGCAATGCTAAAGTACCAGGCGTCATGCATCAGGTTCCAGTAAACAAAGTCAAACTTTTGTAATGCTATCCAGTGAGCCAACTCATCAATGTAGCGCACATTAAATATGTTCACAGTTGAACAACACTGTAACTGTAAATTAGGCATTTGAGTTTGCAGATATTGAAAACTTGTGATTGTATCCAGGACCACTGTCCAGTCTGCGTTGGTGCGTTGATATTCAAATCTGGCACCTACATCATCTATACTAAATGCCACTTCCACTGTTTTAAAATGACGCCAGATGTCGGGACCGCGACTGGGCCATTGTGTACCATTGGTGTTGTAGTGTATTTCCACTTGATGTGCAATGCCACGGTCAACAATGCCTTGCAACATGTCAAAGTGTTGATCAATCATGAATGGCTCGCCACCAGTGAATTCAATGTAACGAATGTCTGTGAGCACCGTGTCAATTTGACTCCAGAATTGCTCGTTTTCTTTGGGCCAGGCGCCGGCGCGCAGCATTTGATATGCATGAGAACTTTTTTGTTCTGCTCGCGGCATCGAGTTTAGTTCTTCTGTGGCAAACTGACTTGAACTCCAGGGCCCACATATACGACATTTTAGATTGCAGATGTTGCCCAGTTTGAGATCTAGGAACATCAAGGGCTTGGCATCTGTGGTCCATTCTTGATCAGGCAGCATGTGTTTGAGTCTGTTCAGGGTATGTATGCGTTTGCTGTCACGTCCTGAACGTTCTTCGTTCCAGCACTTGCGGCAGGTCTGCGGCTTTTCTCCTGCAAGAAACTGTGCTCGTAAATTACGCATATGGCTGCTGTTCTGAATATCTTGGAAATTGGCTGTGTTCAATTTGAACTTTTGTCCTGCATCGTCCACTATTTCATCATCAGCCAAGCAGCAGGGGCGTAAAGTGCCAATAGGACTGGCTTCCAGGCTGACCCATGGTAGTACACAGAATTTATTGTGTGGCAAGTTCATTTAAGTGCTTTCAGTTCAGGAATCACGTCTAGTATATTTTCTTTTCTGATATTATCTAGTTCATGCGTTTTACGCCAGAATGTGTCAATCAGTTGTGTGTTGTCTGTGGCTGTCATAAAGGTGATAGCACTTTCAAAACCCTGTGTGGCTCGCTGTAGTTGATCTTGGCCGCGAAGCCATTCAATGTGTTCGCGATACCGGGCCAGCAATGACCCCTTGTATGCAGCAGGCGCTATGTCTATTCTGTAGTGTGGTGGATCTTGAAGGATGTTTACGTTTAGATCCTGTGCTCGAATAAGGCCTTTTGCCACCCATTCTTTGTGGAATTCTGGCAGGTGCCATGCATTCATTATGCTCAGGGTAGGCGATATATAGAAGTCTACTTCGGGACAAATAGCCAGCATGTCTCTACGATTTTGTTCTACCACAGCCCAGTCTGTGCCCTTGCGTATGTATTCACCATATCGACCCATACCGTCTAGACTGGCACCAACTGCCACTGACTTAAATTGTTTCCAGTATTCAAACACACTTCGACCTTTTAAATCTGTGTGTGTGAAGTTGGTGTTGTAGATTAGGCGTACATCAAAGCGTTTTCTTCGCACCAGTTCGTCCAGGATTCGATAATGTTCTTCCATCAGCAAGGGCTCGCCGCCTGCAAAATAAATCTGTTCCACATAGTCCAAGTGAGGTTCCAGCTGTGACCACATGTCTGTTTCTGTGCGGCCAGCATAGTTTAACACTTTGTTTTGTGCTTTCCAGTTGCCGCCTGCTAATTTGGCTTGGTCTTGATACCAACTACTACTAAAGATATGCCCACAGCTACGGCAGCTGAGATTGCACAAGTTGCTGAAACGAATATCCCAATAGGTCATTTCAAAAGGATTTTGCTCTAGTTTCTTTACATGATGTCCGTGGTGTTTGTTTGCACTCTTGCGTCCGGAGAAGAATCCTGATTCTTCTTGTTCATAACAGCGTGTGCAGGCTGCATTGGGCGTTTCACTCAACATGTCAGCACGTAGCTGTTGCATGGGAGTGTCAGTCCAGATTTGTTCCAGTGTGTTCACACGGCAATTGCCCACTTGTCCCACACCCATTTCAGCATGACAACAAGGATATGCTTCCCCTGTGGGGTATGCATGTAAATGAATCCAAGGATAGATACAAAATGTCTTGGAATCTTTTAAAAGAAATTGCTCACGTTCAGACAATTCTGTGGGTCGTACTAGATCGGTGCTGTTGTAATTATAGGCCATTGTACCATTCTTTTAATTGGGGAAATGCCGTGACAAAATCTTTTCCTCGACGTTGATCGTACTGTGTGTAAAACTGTTTGAAATCATTCAGCAATTTGGGCTGTTCAAATGCATCTGAGTGCGGAGTCTTGACCACGTCTAGGTAATCTATTAGACGCTGGGTATGATTTATTTCATGCTCATGCAGACACGGGTTGTCACGATTTCGATACAGCCATTCTTCAAGTACCACTCTGTAGCCAGTTCGAATGTGTTCGGGCAGGACCAGGGCTGACTGAAAGCTGGGAAAGCGTAGAATGTTCAATGTAAAACTAACTCTTTTGCGACCATAAACTTGTTTTAATTTAAGTAACTGGTACAACAAATCAGGAAGTTGTTCCAAACAAAGAGCATTAATTGTACACATACAATGCACAGCTTTTATATGATCATGTTCCAGTAGCTCTTGTACATTGTGCATCCAGAGATCGTAGTCAAGCCCATCACGAATATACTCAGCTTGTTGATCCACACTCTCCATGCTGGTGTATATCTCTAGGTGTGGGATATCTTGAACTCGTTCAATGAACTCCTGCAGCTTGATGCGATCCATGCCCAGATTTGAGTTGATGGCCAGGCGGGTAGAGCTTTTGTTTTTGTTTGTTTTGAACCAATCAATCAGCTTCCAGGTCTCTCCTGACATCAGCGGTTCGCCGCCGGTGATTCTCAGCTCTTGAAGAGTCCGGTGTAGATCCGTTTCCCACCACTTGAAAAATGCTTCAACATAGGGATTAGTTTCGCCAAAGCGGTATAATTGAGCACTATCGTGAGTGTGAGTAAAGTGGTTGCGCCCATCAGACACCAGATTGGTATACCCGCCGTGCTTTCGGATGTCATTGACCCATGTGCTACTGAAAGCAGGGTTACAATAGCTACAAGCAAATTGGCAAGTGCGATCGAATGCAATTTCAAGAGTGCGTAAATTGACGTCTTGGTCAGGTGGAGTTTCATATGCTTCTTTCAGAGCGGTAATGGGATAAATCTTGCTTTTATACACGCGGTCGCTTACTGCGTCTCGACCCATGTCTTCAATCTTCCAGCAGTATTCGCAACCTGCAGGACGCTCGCCTGCCTGCATTTTTGCACGGTCTGCTTTCTTCTGATCAGTATTGTGCAGCAGCCTAGGGTTGGCCTGGACTTTATCAGCGTCCACCAAATGAGCCGGCGGGTGGTGGCAACTTGTGGTCTGTCCACTTCCCAACCAAATGGTAGCATTGTACCACTTGGCTGCACAAAAACTCGCACTCAGCGGGTCTAGTGCTGTGCGTTTAAATTCTAGATCATTCATTTAGGTATGCTATTAAATTCTGCGGAAGACGGTTTCGTTCACGAGCATTGTGCTCGCGTAGGTGTTGATAATTGTATTTACACACCTCTCGAGCAGCAGTCAAGAAACCACTAGCACCATTATAACATATATCTTTGACTGCTGCAACCACTGCATCAGCGCGGTCTTTTGCGTTGTCTATGGTATCAAATGATTCGTCGATCAGGTGACCAAAGGTTTGAAATCCTGCATTCTTTAGGTCTCTGTAGTAGCCTGCATTGGCAGCCACCACAAATGGATGACACATGATCATGGGCTTCCAGATCTTTTCTGTTCTAAATGTGTACGGGTAATCAAAAATGGTTTCTGTTACCAGACTAAAACATGTGTCCATGTAGGCCTGCGGATTAACAATGGCATCACCCCAGGTATTACCAAACAATTCATGTTTGACAAATCCTGAATTCAAACTGGCCTTGAGATTGGGCCTGGCACGAGGTATTTCATATTCCGGGGGCAGCAGTCTAACGTGTTCTAGTTTGGCTGGTTGGAGCACAGACGTAAACTCCATTTCAACCTGACTGCCCAAATTGGTCCACAGTGCATATTCCAAGAGATCTTGACTGCGTAGTGCATCTATTAGATACTTGCGATGTGGTCTGAGTCGTCCATTCAAAAACAAAAATTCATAACGTTTGACTGGCTCGGCGTACACATCTGACTCAGCTGCCGCTAGATTTTCAGTGTATTCCACTATGTTTGAAAAGTAGCAGTCTGTGCTGAGTTCATGAAACCCTGCTTCTAGGTTGCCGCTGGTGATCATGCGTATGCTGCGATTCTGCACCAGATCAGTAATTCGCAATCTTGAGAGCTGTAGCTTGATTGTTTCAGATCCTTCTGCAGGATTGCAAAACACAATTTGCCCAGGATACTGGCGTGCCAAGTCTGTGATTGATTGCCAGTTTTCTTTCAGTACCACACGGCCCACAATATAAAACTTGTTGGGATCAAAGATTACTGATTTCCAGTCCCAGAAGCTTTCCACAGCATAGGGTCGTAGCAGGTCCCATACTTCGGCCCACTCGTCTACTACTATGTTATGCGGTCCTAGCATGATACTCACATTCTGCCCACCAGGACCTCATTTCAGGAAAGGTCTCTAAAAAGTTGGTGCCTCGTCGCCGATCATGTTCACTAAAGAAACGATAAAAGTCTGCTCGTGCTTGTGAATGATCTTGCTGCTGTGCAGCTTGCATCCAGGCTATGTCACGATCTAGTCTTGCTAGCTCATAGTCTTTGAAGCCGTGAAAAGGATCCTCTTCTGTTTCAATTTGGCGTACCATCCATGCCCATAAATGTTCTAGCTTGTTTGCATAAGGCTCTGGTAGCGTCTGTAGTGATTGCCATGCTGGTTCACGCAGCACAGGAGTATCAAACCACACACGTTGATAAGTCTTACTATACACTCGACGCAGGCCTAATATACCCGCAAACAAGTTCTCTAGGCTGGTTACTGATAGATTGTTCATTGTTACAATAAACGTTAAGCTATTGTAAGAAGGTACTTCTGTTAGGAACTGGTTAACTCTATCCCATAACAAATTAAAATCTAAGCCGTGGCGCATGTATTCTGCTTGAGGGCCCCAGCCATCTAAACTAACATACTGCATATAGTGTTCTAGATTACCTTCTTGGCATAGCTGTTTAACGTAACCCAAGTACTTCTGCCAAGACTTCTCATCCACAGAGAAGTTACTAGTAACGTTTAAGTGCAGGTCCGGCTTGGGGTTTGCTAACACATAGTCGAATACTCTGTATGTGTTCTTGTCTAACAGCGGTTCCCCACCGGTCATTCTAAAGTGTTTGAGCTCAGGGTACAGCGTGGGCCACCACTGCCAAAATGCTTCTACATAAGGATTATGTTCTCTGGCAGGAATAATGCGCCTATTCCCAGTAAAATGATCGGGGCTGTTATGCGGAGTACTGGTAGGATAAGCGCCCAGTCTCTGGGCTTCATCTGCCCAACTGCTACTAAATTGAGGACTACAATAACTACACTTAAGATTGCAAGCGTTATTAAAGTTAACTTCAACATAGCTAGGGATAACGTCATTTTCTTCACCTGTGCTGTTCTTTATCTTTTCAAAGTCTACTGCGGCCCAGGGCTCACCCGAACGGTAGTGTCTATCACTGAGTTTGCCTTCACCTTCCATGTTCCAGCAGTAGCTACATTCTGCAGGCTGTTCATTACGTAGCATCATCACACGTTGAGCTTTCTTGTGCTGTGTATTGTGTAGCGCATCAGGATCTTGAGCTATGGCCACGGGATCTATAGAGTGCAATGGTGGGTGATAGCATGAGTTATTTAATCCTGTAGGTAAATGCAGGCTGACCTGCTTCCATTTGGCCAGGCACAATGCTGGACCAAGGTCTGCTTTCATCTGTTCGGCAGATCTCATGAATGTACTTTTATCAATCATATCAATGTTATGTTATCCGACCACTGTCTCTGGGCCAATATCTTTTGATTGTGTTGCAGAGTGTATTGAAGATCCCAATACATTGTTTCACGTTGGCCAGCAGTCATTGCAGCTATGGTATCCAGTACTGAAAATATTCGTATCAATCTTTCTTTACCTTCGTACCCATCATAATCTTCAGACCAGAAATCTGAAAATGTTCTAAAGCCCATTTGGCGTAGATATGCCAAATAGTTGCAGCTGGCAAATGCCACAAATGGTTTGCCTAACAGCATTGGCCTCACAGTTTTTTCTGTGGGGAAAAATGTATTTCCGGCCACATGACTTTCAACTACCACATCAACTAGTATTTCTCTGTAAAGTTCAGTCAATGGATCAGTGTAAAAATATCCCAATGAAGCCGTGTATTGATCTCTAGGGCCCAACAACATAGGCAAAGAAGGCAACAATCTAGCGGCGTTTTCTACGCTGGGCAGATGCCATGACAACAACTTATCAAACTCAAATTGAATCAGACTGTTATCTGAGGTATCTGTGCTGAAATGAATCAAGCTGGAATCTGCGTGATTTTTTTGAAGATAGCCGGCCAATGCCAGCCGGCCAGCAGTGGGCCTATGGTACAAACATAAAAAAGTTTTGTCACCAGTATATTCACATTGTCTTGGTGTTATGTCAGCTTGCCGTTTAAACCAAAAATTATGTCCTTTGTATTCAATTGTGTGGGTGAGATGTGTTTCCAAAGGATTCCAAGTGTGAATGGTCACTGATTCAAAGTCAAAACAATCCAATATTTTATAGAATCCAAGATTATGCAAACATATGGCTTCAGGCTGAACATCTATGGAAATAGATTTGTGTTGGTTCTGCAGCAGATATTGGACCAGGGACGACATATCCCATATACGGTCACTGGTGCACCCCAATGGATACATTACCACCCCTCTTGTTGTCGGATCACATCCATCTCTCTGACCATGACACCTCGATTGTGCCAGTTCGATCGGTAGTGATATTTGAAGAATGCACTTTGTTCGGATTCCAATATGGCCATTGGCAGATCCAACTGTGTGCCAATTTCTGGACCTATTAGGTTGCCGAGTATTCTCGGTTGGTTATCTTTTACTGTGGCCCAAATTTCAGCTAGTGCATCAAAGTCTTGTACCAGTTTGTAATCCCAGTTAGTCAGCATGGTCATATACGTGCCTTGTCTAGCGCCGGCCATGCACCATTCTCCATGCTCTACATCTGCACCAATGTTGTGCCATATGGTCAAGTGGTCAAGATTCCTCAGCACTTGATTTTTGAATTCTTCTACAGTGGGTTTAGCCCCTTTGTTCAGGCACATTTTTACACCTTCGCGGAATCCAGCACGCCAAGCATGAAATGGCGACTGTGCCGGGTATGTTGTGCTGTAGCAGTCGTGCATGGCCCAGTACAAGGGATCAAAACAAAACTCAACTTGTGTTTCTGTGCGTCCATCTGTGGCTTCGTGGGTACGCATGGCATTCACAAATTCACGAGTCCAACTACTGATGCCACCGTTGCCATACATTAATCCATTCACATGATTTCTAGCACGCCAACGGAACACTGCATGTTCATAGTCAGCCGTGGGTAATTCTAATGTTTTGTTGAAAAAATCTGCAGATGGTAAATTGTCACCATCAACCAAGATAAAACGTTCAGTGTCGCTGGCAGCAGCAGCGGCTTTGTGTGCTGCGTCTGACCCTTTGATACCATCCACACGTTTGGCCCAAGGAATCATGTTGCGTATGATTGCCCAGTATTCTTCTTTCTTGGGCTCATCAAATGTCAAAAATATCACATCTAGGTCTGCTATATCAATTTGTTTCATAAGTTTTCTTGGTCCATTTTTGATGGGGCCGGTGCTCACTGACGATTACAGCGACATTGCAAAGATCGCAAGGGGGTCCAGAGTCAGCAGGCACAAGTTTCGTAGTTGTAGTCCACACACGTTGCGTTAGTTTTCCATCACGTACACACACATGCATGGGACTGCGAGCAAAGGTCACCGGATCTATTTCAATGTATGTACCTGGCACATCATCCATGCTGTAAAATAATGGGTTACCATTAGAGTCATGATACAATCTATAACTCACAGGGTGTGTGTCGGGCACTGCATGCAATATGCTCCAGAATTCATCAGGTGTCATGACTGCCAGTCCTTGATGTGATAATGGAATGCGCCCCATTGTGCCACGGTGTTGATGCGTAACGGATCATGTTCCCAGGTTAGTTCGTGTGTCCACCGATCTGTTGTGCCTGCATGATGCGGTTTCATGTGAACAATTTGTGGATATGTAGCAAAGGGCATGGTAACTCTGTGTTCGCCCATGATCTGTGCAGCCATAGCATACACTAGATCAGTGTCTGCTGTGACCGGCGAAAATTTTATCAGTGTACGAACGTGTTCCCAATTGGCAAAGATATCACGTACTAGTCCAAAAAACTCTTTAGCAGTGTCACTCAGTCGCCAGTAAGTAACAGCATTGTACACATCAGGCAAATGATTTTCGTCAAACACTCGGCGATAATAACGCACAGCACTGATATCGCCGCGCCAGTTTCTACAGCCTGTGCTGATCACAACATCACGGTGTCTAAACAAGTCCCACCAGTGTGAGATAGGACTGGCTATCAGCATGTCTGCTTCCAGTTTGATTGTTTCACGAAACGGCGTTAACTGGAATACTGCTGCGTCGTTGGCATAGGCATTGTCTGATACGACCGGCAGCACATGCACATAATCAAACAAGGGATCTGTTACTTGTTGATCTGTTATCAAACACACTCTTGCAGTAGGATGCTGTGTTTTTAGACTCTGCACCAACATAGCAGCACAACGAACATAATCAACTGTGGCTGTGTTGACTGCTACCACAACATAACCTTGTTCTTCAGTGGGCCGCAATTATGTTCTCCAAGTGCTGTTTGCCCATGGCATGGAAATCGGTGCCGCGCCAGTGAATATATTTTGGTTGGTTGTTTGTGTCGTGATATGCAATGTTGTATGCATCAGTTTCGTCTGCAACTCCAGTCAGTACGGTGTCTGGCATCACAGTCAGTAAGGGCCAGGGTATTTCATCTACCCGGCCTGTTTGACCGCTCACAATTCCCAGAGCAATACTCAAAGCAAAATCATTACGATAGGTCTTTTTGTCAATGCCATACAGTGCTCGGTAATGTTCCCAGTTGTTTCGAATCATTTGCATGCAATCAAATATGTATTGTGCAGTGTTTGATTTGCGGAATACCATTACTGTGGCCCACCACATGGGCATGTTGTGTCGCCCAAAAACATTAAGTCCCTTCAAGGGATTCCCGGTGTTCATGTTGACGGCAGATCGGTGACACACAAAGTCTGTGTTGTATTCCAAGATTGATGTTAGATCTGAGCAGGCTACCACATAATCAGCATCCAAGACCAAGGTGTGATCCCAGGGTGTTAGATCATATGCGTTGACCCTGCCGGCATTGTGCCAGGTCACTGTGTTGGCATAATCTTCAAACCACCGTGTTCCTCCAGCGTCTGGTTTTGCATGTATCACTTGATCAAAGTCTTTGAGTCTAGGATCTACAGGATCTGCGTCAGTGACCACTGCAACTGGAATGTTCAAGTGCCGACGAATGTTTTCAGCACTCCAGGTGGCCATTCGCACATAATCAGTGGCCTCGTTGTTGAAGGCAAAAATAAGTGCGCCAGTGGTCATCGTTTTTTACTCAACTCATCATGTTCAACGAGCCAGGCATTCAGCTGTTCTTGCCAACGATCAAAGGCCAGGTGTTGTAATTCTAACGGACTTATCTTTACAGGAGTATCATAAAGATCCAGTAACACCACATCGTCCTCAACAGGAATAGACTGTAGCACTGCCAACAGTTCGGGGCCGGCACGCCACAGGCCTCCGCAATAACCAAAGATCATTCGGGCTTGGTATTTTTCTTTGAGCACACGGCGTGCAGTCACATGATCAAAACGTGTTCGTGCGTGGGCAATTAAAGCATCAGTATCCATGCTGTATTATACAACAAATCCAGATAAAAGTAAAGGGGCAACTGCCCCTTTTGGTTAGGTTGTTGTGGCAGCCACAGTTGGTGTCCCCCAACTTGCACTGGTCAAATATGTTGTGCTAGGTGGAAAGTATGTACAAATTGTGGTTGGTGCTGTGCCTGGTGTTGCGCCCGAGCTTGCTGTGCCACCCGAAATAGCATCTCCGTCAGCAGCACTCCAAAGTGTTGTGATCACTACTGTGGTACCGCTACCGCCTGTTTTTGCTGAATGTTGAATAAAGTTACTGGTATAAGGTGCTGTATCGGCAAACTGTTTGTAGATCACTTGATCACTGGTGGTCAGGTTGTAAAAACCCAGAGTTGTGGCCAGTGTGGTAGCTGTGCCGGTGCCGCCAGTCTTGGTGACTCCTGTGTAACTAACGGCTGCAATGGTGTGGGCCGCTGCTGCGCCTGAAATGTAAATATCACCACACAAGGTATTGGCCAAGTCATTCCATTCTGGATCGCCCAGGGCACCAGTGGCTGTTTTGCTCACATCCAGTTTGATCAGGCCGCCACCATTGAAAAAGTGTCTGGCCGCGGCTGCGCTAGAAAATGTCACTGTGTTGACAAAGGTGATGGTCCAGGTTGCTCCTGACGTGGCATCAGTCTTTGAGTTGGTTCCGGTCCAGCCTGTGTATTGTGATCCCACCGCCACAGCATTGTTTCTATTGGTAGTGATATTGGTTAGATCTGTGTTCAATGCTGCCAGAACTTCAATCAGGTTGCCTGTGGTAGGTGCTGATCTTGCTGTGATTGATGTGCCAGTTTGACTGCCCATGCTTGAAAGCGTGTTGACCAGACTGGCCCAGTTTGTGGCAGTGACTGTACCGGCTGCGCTGACTGTGCTCAGCGCCGACTGCCCCCAGCCCTTGTCCCCAGATCCTGTGCCCCAGATGTCATTGACATTGGCGCTGGCCGTAGTGCTGGCAAAACCGTTGTAGTCGGTAGCTTGTATTAGTCCACCTGATGAATACGCCATTATCTATTTCCTGTTTAGTTCTTGATTGTTACAATAGCTTCAATTGTACCTGATTCGGGGGTGGTCTTGTCAACCAAACTTCGCCCAATTACATTGAACGCAGTAGCTTCGCCAGGTTGTGCTGCTCTTGCAATACCAGCACCAGCTGCAACCAATCGATCACCCTTGCGGATATAGCCAGTAACTTTGACAGGTACACGTCCAGTCATGGCCACTTTGGGGTGAGTATCGTCTTCTCCAGCACCACCGTTCATGGTATAAGCTGGTCTTGTACTTATGACACCAAACACGTTTTCACTTAGTGCAGTGAGACTTCTTGTGATTTCCTGAACACCGCCAAGTTCAACAACTGTGCCTGGCTCTAGCAATTCGTCAGATGCAAAACGTTCTGCAACGTCAGCATAAAGTGCTGTAGTGGCCTGCGCAAATACTTGGTTAAAGTAGTTGCTTGAACTACCAATGTTGCCCACAGCGTTGGTTCCTGTTTTGGCAATTGAAGCCACACTTACCACGTTGGCATAAACGGTAGTGGTGTCAATAACCACAACGTTCCCCACGCCACCAACGTTGAAGTTGATGTTGCCGTTGGTAACACCAACGTTGCCTTCTGTAGTACCGTTCACAAACTTGGTAACACTAACACCCAAGCTCAAGCCTGTGAGTTGTGAGCCGTTGCCCAGGAAAAATGTTCCTGCTATGTTGGCTGAACTAGAAATATTACCAGCCACACTAACCAGTCCTGCTGATCTCAAATTGCCCGAGTCAACATTGCCAGTTACCGAAACAGACGCACCAGCCACAGTTGCAACCGAAACAATATTGCCGCCACGAACGTTGCCGGTGGCACTTACTAGGCCACCAGTGTTGATATTACCACCGGTGATATTACCTGTTACTGACGCCAAGCCAGCTGTTATCAAGTTGCCGCCGGTGATATTACCTGTGCTGGATACAACACCGCCAATTACTGCATTGCCACTAATGACGTTACCTGACACACTTACTGTGGTTCCTGTATGGTTTGTGGCCGATACATTGGCGCCTGTGATATTGCCACTAGCACTCAATGTGCCTGTGATATTAGCTCCAGTACTAGTAAATGTTCCAGTTGCTGTGCCGCCGCTTGTGATAATCACACTGCCGGTGTTGGTAACATTGCCTGCAAAAGTTGTGCCAGTTGAATTGCTGACGGTGATACCTTTGTAAACAGTGGGAAACAAGGTTGCAACTGGTGCAGCCGCAGTAAAGTTTGAATCCTTGCTGATAATTGCCACACGGATGTTATTTACATACAAAGTAGTAACATAATGCGGTGTGGCAGTGTTGTCATTTATAGTTTCTGGCACAGCGCCAGCAGTACCTTCAGCTGAAGTAAATGCAGGACCCACAACAATAAAACTAGAACCAGTGTAAACTTTGACCTGTTGATTTGTGGTATCGTACCATAAGTCGCCAGTTACGTTTGATGTTGGTTGTGTAGCACTTGCTGTTGCTGCACTAATGGTTTTGAATGTAGAGCCATTGTAGACTTTGAGCAGAGTGTTGGTTTTGTCCCACCACAATTGCCCGGTTAATGGGGCAGCAGGTGCTGTGGTGTTTGCGCCATTTTCCAGCAGGTGGATAAAGTTTTCATCCAAAAACTCTCCGTAGCCTGCATAGTTTTTGCCCACCAGTGTCATACTGCTAGCAGTATTAACTGTGCCGTCGTTGACGGTGGCAAAAACTGCACCGTCGGTTAGATTGATTGTATATGCCATGTCGGTTTCCTATTTCAATATTTATACAGCATTGATATTGCTCAATGTCTGAATTCTCAATGTGTAATCAATTTGAATCTGGCGATTCAAACTCTTTTGTACTGGGTGAAAGATCACATGAGTGATCAACCGTAGATTATCCGCTGCACCGTTCCAGGATTTAAGTCCAAGCTCATCAAACACAAACTCACCGTTGAAATTGGTTGAGTTATCAAATGCCTGCTGTTCTGGAGGCTCACCGTAGTCCAACAAACATGTCACAAGAATGTCAGTATAAACATTGCCTGCTGTGTGTAGCACAGTCATTTTGTTGTTGGTGGGGTCGGTGTCAGCTGCTGAATTATCATTTACCACTTTTTGGTAAGTCTGGTTGTACAAGTCAGCATTTTGTCCTGTGGTGTTTGGGGGCAAGTAGGTGATCACGCCAGTGGGGTCAACTGAGCTTCCTCCGTTGCCAAACGCCATTAGATATATATAGCCCAGATTACGATCACTTAGTGTTTGAGCCATGGCCACAGAGATATTTTCGTAATGAATAGCATTTTTTTTGTCTACCAAAACTTCGCCTGTGGCAGGATCAGTGATCTTGACAAATCCTTCAATTTTGCACAAACCCGGAGTTATCATGCTCGACCCTCCACATAAGTTTTCTGTGTTTTTGGATCAAAAATTCTCATGTGGGCCTGTACGGATACTGACCCAGTTTCATTGGGCTTGCGAGGTTTTTCCTCTTTTTTAAGCTCAACCGTTTGTGTAGACTGTGTGTTTGGCATGATAGTTTATTTACCTAGTTTAAAAGCCGCGCAAAAACCTTGCGGCCTGGGTGTTGGTGTCTTGCAGTGCTATGCCGTCGCTAGCTTCGCTTGCGCCTTGCTGGTACCAAGTTACACCCTGACGCACCAGAATTGTGACCTCAACACCAGCTGCTGGAGCAGTAAGTGCTGGATAACCAGTAGTTGCGGTGCCTGTTCCTGATCCAGCACCAGTAGCCTTAAAAGTTTTACCAACCACTGGTTGACCAGTTATTGTAGTTGATGACACTGTTTGAGAAGCACTAACTGTATAGGTTCCAACTCCGCCGGTGCCGGTGCCAAGAACAGTAATATTAGTTCCTGCAGTGATACCAGTTCCAGTAATACGAGTGCCAACAGCTAATGTTCCAGAAGTCACGGCAGAAACAGTCAATGTAGTTCCAGAAATTGCTCCAGTAACTACTGCACTTGCAGTGCCACCAATAGCAACAAAATTAGTAGTTCCTACGCTAGTGATCCTATATTCAGTACCTATCACAAAAGAGCCAGCGTTTGTTTGTGGCATCTCTTCTACCACAAAGTCCACTGCCAACGGATCATAATCAGTTACAAACCAGCGATACTGGCTAACTGCTGTGGTGTCGCTGTAGGCATATTGTCGAATTCCGCCCACATAAACCTCCACAGCTGGACGTTCGCTGCTGGAATCCAAGAAGTCTTCAAACAAAATGCTTGGTGCATAGAACACGCTGGTTGTACCGTCACCCAGTGTGGAATCGCTCACAATATAGTCCTGGAACTGCGCAGGCAACAAATTGCCACGACCAATATCATATACATCTGCACCGCTTAGATGTTCTGCGGTTGCTGTACCAGCCGTGCCGCGTCTCAGCCCTGAAATAGTATTCAGTGCAGCATCTCTAGCACGATAAGTTATACGTTCGCCGTCAATAGTAACTGCTCCAAAAATACCCAACTCTAAACTAGGTTCAGACAATAATGCAGCATTAGCAACATACGCAACGGTATCAGCAGCAGATAAATCTTGCAGCAACACTGTAGTAGTTGCCAAAGTAATACGGTAGGTTGCTTGAACTCCGCGCATGTCTTGGAATATTCTAAATGCCATAGCTTCTGGTACCACACTGTTGGTAAACTCAGTAATTACTAGAACTTGCGATGCACCAATGGCTCCTGTTGCCAGAATCAAGTAGCCATCTTCAACCACATAATCTGCACCTTCAAACAGTCTGTAGCCATCCAGCGTAACCCATAGTCTACCAGCAGCCACTGGATCACGTTCCAACCAAAAATCATTATTAGCTATGGTTACTCCCACACTGTAATCATAAGATCCTGGAGCTGCTTCCACAGCTCCGAGATCGTATAATGTGCTGTCATATGGTTCTGCTATTACTGAACCAGACAATACTGGTCCAACAAATACCAATGACAATGCATTTTGTTGAGAAGTATCATTCCAGGTGGTGATTGCAAATACATCATCAACGTTAATTGTTTGAATTTCTAATGTTTGCCCAACCACATTATAATCTGATTGTGTATCTACAGTGATCAAGATTCTTGATCCGCTGGTAGGTGGTGATGTAAACACAACTTGTCGACCAGGAACATTTGATCCGGTCCAGTTAGTAACACTATAGCTACCAATAGTGGCACCAACACTTTGTATTTGCAAAATGTTATCAACCCAAACTGTGATGTCGGTGGGTGCGTTAATAATACTTTGAGAGTAGTTACCTCTTTGCGGCAACCCAAAGCTGACACTCGAATCGTCGCCCAACCATTCAATACCCTCTGCTGGTCTCAAGCGGAGGCCGTTACGAGTAACAATCATATTGGCCGGATTTGTTCCAATCATACTACCTGTTAATGGCAACACTTTACTGATGGCCTGGGCAGAGGTAGCCTCAAGGTATTGCACCTGTGGCGTGCTCCAACTATAAACCGAAGACGCAGTACCAGTACCTGATCCAATTCCGGTAGCAGTAAAGGTAATCCCCACAGTATTTGCCGATGCGCCTACTGTAACAAAATTAGTGTTTCCAAGCGTAGAAATAGTATATTGACGACCAATTACAAAATTGCCAGCAACAGTGCTAGTTAATCCAAACGCTGTTAGCATAATTCCTGATGTTGCTGCTGGGGGTGTCCCAAGGTCTACTAGAGTTTCAAGTGTTGGCACAAATTCTAACCAGTATGTTACATCAGTAATGTTCACACCGCTAGGAACTGATTGCAAAGCTCTGTAAAAATTACCACTATCATTAACAACATCTAGCTTGGCATAGATATTGGTAATGTTCCAGTTTGTGCTGGCTGCGTATGGCTCCCAGGTAACTCCGCCAATGACTTCGCCATCAACAAATACAAATACATTATTGATCTCGTTTGAATTCACCGGAATAATCACAGTTTCGTCAATGTTGCCGCCTGTATAATTGGCTCGGTAAAGTTGATTGCCGCCACCAAGTTCATACACACTGATGTTGATAATCTGATTGTTTGGCACAGTGGTTAATGTTATAGTTTGATTTTCCCAATCAATAGTATAATCTATATCAAGTGCAAGATCTAACTTGGTGGTTTGGTTACTAACCAACACTTGTACTGGATGATCTACTATATTGGCCCAACTATACGTACTGGTGATTGCAGTGTTGTTCAAATATCGAATGCTGGATAACTGGAATCCATGTCCATCACGATTCCAGTCTGCACCTGGACGAGTGTACACTCGCATGTCTAGAGTGTCAAACTCAGCACCGTTGACCAATTCTTCAGGAGCATGTCCTTCATACAGTCCCATGAACTCACCGCCATCTGTATTGACATCTGTGGGCAATGTCCCTAATGTGGTGTCCGTAAATGCACTAGTGTATTCAGCATCAGTAGCAAGGGGATCTCCTAAGAAATAATTACCATATACTTGCACACCCGGATAATCAACCCCGTCAATTAATAATGGCAGTTCAAGTCCAGGCTGATTAACGCCCGGCACGTACAACCCCATGGTACGGTCAACACCGGTCAGCCCGGTGGCTTGTGTGCTACCCGGATAAGCGTATGTGGCTGTGTTGACTATTATCCAATCTTCTAAATCAAATGTTGAGCTGGCCACTACTGCGGTTGAATCGGGGCTGGCCGCTTGCCATACTCGATCATCATAACGCACCAGCATGCCATCTTGGTAAGTTTCTGTTGAACTCCACGGTAACACGTTAGAAAAATACTGGAATCTATCATACCGCATCACTGTACGGAACGTTCTTGTTAGCGAATAAAAATCAACTGCATCTGGAATTGCACTAACATTGTAGACTTGACCAGTAGCTGGGCCTCCCATAATGGGATATGCTCTTGCGTTTTGGCCGTTGCCGCCGATAATTGCCACAGTTGGAGTTGTTTGATATCCACTTCCAGTTTCCGTAAGAACAATATTTACTACTTCTCCTAGACTATTAATTACTGCGGTACCAGCGGCTGCATTTCCAACATACATCAATGTTGCATCACCATTTGTTTGTGACTCACTAGTAAATAACGGTGCTGCCAGGCCAGTTACTCCAGATGTAGTTACAGTGTATAAATTGTCAACATAAAAAATCTGTTGTCCAACTTCAAAAAATGTAACCGGCGCCCACTCAACCCCAATAGTAACCTCTGGAATAGTGGTGTAACCAGATCCATTATCAATTATTGTTACACCAGTTATACTCATTAGATAATTGTCATACCATTGACTATACGGCCAGGCGTCCCAAATTGTACTGGATGCCGGTGCGTCACTGGTAGCGTTAATAGTTGAATTAAATGCAGTGCCGTGGTCATATGGCAATAAAATTGGACTAGTGTATTTTGGTATTTCTAAGCTAGTATTATAATATGCTGGAATATCAAAATCAGTTAGGTCACCAGCTGAACTATCAAAACCGGTGTACGTAAGACTAAACTCACGAATCTGTACATGGTATGGCTTGACTTCCTGGATGTAGTCACTCACAAACTCTTGATTGTCACGCACATAATTTTGATAAGGGACTAGCTGACGAATTTTATGATCAACATCAATTAAACTGGTTTTAACTAACCATTCGGGGGCTGAGAATTCACTCAAAACAAAATTAAACATCAATACCAATGCACGATTTCGTTCAATTGCAAGATCATCAACAAATAATTCTTCATTAATGGCTTGTATAATTTTTCGAGTTTCAATTACTGGTTCTTGATCATAATATTGTGCGTCAAAGACTTCTAGATCAAATCCAAAACGACCTGCTGAATAATCCCACAGTTCGTTTGAGAATTCAATTGTGCCGTCCTGCAACGCTACTCGCTCCCATCCAAGGTCAGTTAACAAGTAAATTTCAAATTTGCCCTGTGCATTTGCAGTAACTTTAACACTACTACCAACTGCAACATCTAAAGCGGTCAGTGCGCCGTATGTGACAACTTCAGTTATGATTGTAGTACTAGATTTATATCCAGGACGATACCAATCTATAAAACTCCAATAATCAGCAGTGTTGTATCCTTGCACCCGAGTTAATTCTAGCACTCGAGGGGCACCCAAAATATCTTGACTGATTTGCACCGTGTAGATTGTCCATAGTCCCCGATTATCACTATCACTGACCACTAGATATTTGTAGCCCAGGGCAACTGTATTGATATTTTGGAATCCCAAAATTTCTAAATTAGCAACTCGCAAGTTCCATAATCCTGAGTTTACAGACGGTTCGGGCTCTGAGGAATTCAACAGATTGAAACTACGGCTTTCGCTAATGGGATACTGTGATAAGATTGTGTTGCTGCGAGTTAAATAATTGCGCAACGCTTCAAACCTGTTGGTAAACATTGATTGTCTAGGACGGAATTGTACTCCGTAGCGTTCTGCAATACTTAAATTTGTGTCGGGAACATTATTACCAAATGAATCAACTCCACAAAAGCTGTCCTGCAGTTTACGATATAAATTATCACTCAAAAATCCATCAGCTCGATCTTGTGCAATTAGTTCATATTCGGTATGGACATTATCGTCAGTTAGTTCTCGATCAAACCCAATATTAATAATTGTATCGCTTGCCTCAATGTAATCACCAGTATTATACAGAGCAATGGTACTGGAATTTATTGGAGCTATGTATAAAATTCCGCTAGCTTTGGGATTTTCAATATAATTGGCCACAGTTGCCGCTGACAATGTTTTATTAATTTTTGTAGACGTAGTGGTTATACCACGTACCCAAAAATAATATTCGGTGACAAAATTTCCATCTTTAGTCAATCGGCTGTTAACAGTATACGACAACGAATTTAACGGTGTTCCTTCGCCAGTGTAATTGGATGGAGGAGTGGGGCTGAGAACCCATTGATATACATCAACTTGACTACCTGGAAACAATTGCCCCCAGCGCCGACTAGCGTAAACAATACTGTCTTGGTTGGGATCAATAAATCTCACCGTCGAAATATCCCACCAGATCTGTCCCACATAGTCAGAATTCCAAGTAGTTCCTTGAATATTTGCAGGTCCCACATTATATGATGCAGGATCAATTGCACCAATGTAATTGATATTTTGGCGGGCCGCGCCCAAAATTTTACCTTGTAATGGATTAATAAAATCTAAAAATTCAGTTGTGGCACTGGTTATTCGATTGTACAGGAATACTGAATTTAATAATCTTACATCAACTACCGGTGCTTGTTGTTCTATTACTGTCCAAACTGGCGCACGAGTTTTATTATCAAATACAAATACTGCGCCAAAGTTTGCTGTACTGTCACCTGAATCATTTTTTGGTGCGCCTGCGGCCAACACTCCAGATGTGTAGTTAACTGCGGTTCCGAACGTATCATAAGGATTAACTTCACTATTAGCAATTTGCTGACCAAAAATGAACTTGCCCGGATTATTCACATTCAGAGTTGAACTTGGCAAATAATCGTACGTGTAAACAGCGCCACTCTGATCAACAAGAGTAAAAAATATTGTACTTCCTGCGTCAAAAATAGTAGTGCCGTCATCAAAAATAGTTTCAAGATACAAGCTGCCTTGCGGTGCACCAACCACAAGATTAATTGCACCGCTGTCTATGCTGACACTGGAACCAAACCCGCTGAGTTCCACTGGATAAGGACTGAAAATTGTTTGTGTCCATGCATATGTATCAAATGCAATGTCTTGAAATGCAGTGCCTATACTACCTGGTGCTACCTGCAGTTTGTTAAATTCAAGGGCAGCCGCTAGGTTCTTGGTTGATATGGTGAGATGTCCGTCCGCATCCACCACAGCTACCACATTAGGTACATCTGTGTTGATCTGTGCAGCCAAAGTTCTATAACTTACTGATGCTGGCACCAGGGTTGTGTCCACTGACAACCAATAAGCTGTGTTGGTCAATAGTGTGAAGGCTGGAGTGTACTGCAAGGAAACATAAATGGTAGTGATAGAGCCGCTGGTGTTATACACCACAGTGTTTGCATTGTAGGCAGTGGACGTAGACCAAGCGCCCGGTACTAATACATCTTGATTGTTTACCCGCAGAGTATTACCAGGAGTTAATGTGCCAAATGGATTGCCACAGGCCAAGGTGCCGTACGCACGACTCTTATTGACAAACCGTTCAACCACACCACCTTTGTAAATTTGAGCACTGCTTTGAGGCTCGCCCACGTATATACTGCAATTATTAGCGCAAATATCAACCGCTTGACCAAAGTTTGAAAATTCAGCCGCTGAATGTTGATTAATTTTTTGCAACTGATTGAATTGATTTGTTTCAATTTCAATTATATCGCCAATTTGCAAATTAGTATCAATTGTTATTACATCACCAAACACTGTAAAGGAACTATTAGCCCCCAGGGTAGAATCAGTTTGATTAATTAAGAATTGGTTATTTACAATGACACTTACTGGCGCAACAGGTGCTCCGCCCAGTACTGGGAATGTGGTGCTTGAGGTATCTGTGCCATAGATAAATTTTTGGACATTTCGATCAAACACATAAACAGTACCAGCTTCTACATAAGTGGCACTAGTAACAGGATCAGTGTAGGTTTTGTCTGGGGTGCCAATTATAACTTGCCGACCATCGGTAGTACAAGACACACTGTGTCCAAATTGATCTCCAGCAGTGAGGCCACCACTTACTGAGCTAGAATCAATAGTATCAACATACTTAAAATAACCAGTTGCGTTTGCTACAACAATATCAGTCAACACTAGCGGTGATACAAAGGTAACAGTGGTACCAGCAAATGTGTAGTCAATGTTTGGCCGCCACAAAGTTTCGTTAACTTTAATACTAAAAGAATAGATATTATCAGCTGTAAATAGTCCCACGTTGTTGCCAACTTCATCAATGCCATTTGACAGATCAAACGTACCGGCATTATATGGAATTTGAAAACTATTGTATCTTGCAAACTCAATCAATACTTCTTCTAGCACAGTTCCTGTGCCACTACCTACACCGGTGGCAACAAACTCAACTCCAACGGTGTTGCTCTCTGCTCCAATAAGAGTAAAATTAGTAGTTCCAATACTTAAAATTGTGTACGTAGTTCCTGGCACAATTGCTGTTGCTGCATACACTCCTGGTGCTGCTGCAAGGGTTATTGTACTAAAATCTAAAGAAATTGTATAGTCTACACCAACTGTTTGAACTTGCCCATTAAACGTAACTTTAAGTTGGCTATTGTTATCAATTTGTATTGCAGAGCTTAAATTAAAAATTGTTGTTGTTCCGTTTGAGAACGATTTTATAACCTGTAACTCCCAGTCAACTCGCCCATATGCATGAACTGCATTCAATCCAGGAGCACCAATATACATCCATCTTTCGTCAAGGCTCATGGCAACACTATATCCAAATTCGCCTGCTCCGGTAAGAAGAGTTCCGTATCCAGACGGTTGAGTTATCAACTGCCATGTTGTATATGGTATAACATTGGGCTGGCCCAGGGCCGGGTCACGAAATATTATTGCTGCATACCCGTTATTGGGTTGGCTACCAGCGCCAAGACTTTGACTTGCACCTGCAACTGCCCAGGTTTGATTTCCAAAATCTAGAGCATTACCAAACCCTCTAGCACCGGCAACATCTAATGTTAAAATTCCATCAGTGTCAGCAAGAGGACTCACCGGGGTGTATTGGTCTCCATAATTCTTAACATACACATATACGGCACCAGTTTCAATTCCAGTACCAAACCCATATCTAGGACTACCCACCAACAGAACTAATCTATTTTGTGCCTGTGCAATACTTGTTCCGTACTGCTCACCCGCATCTAACAGCACTGGTTTCAACATTGTGATGTCGGAGAACACTGAATTTTTTTCTAAGACTTCCCACAACCCTTCACCATTATCGTCAACCCACACCTTTGCTCCAGGTAAAATATTGTTAGCGTATGATAAGTTAAGAATGTCGCTGGCTTGTGCAACCCGCATAGTTTGTAGCGTAAACCCAATGCCTTGGCCAGCAACAACCGTTCTATCTCCTGTGAATGAAAATGCAATGTTTACTGTGGTGAGATTAGGAACTGACAATACTTGATAAACACCATTAACTTCAATATCAAAAAACTTGATAATCAGTTTATTGCCTGCGCTAAGTCCGTGCTGAGTGCTAAAAATTACTCGGCTAGTATTATCTAAATTGTCACAAACGTGTTGTATTATTCCGGGAACCGCTTGTGCTCTATAAATGTTCCAATCATAATCATTAATTTTTGCAACCCAGACACTGGTACCAACTTCAATATTATCAATATTGGCATTTAAACTGGCAGGATCATTGATATCAAATACTGTAATGTCAGCATCATCTAAATTTACATAGCCAGCAGTTGGTAATCCAATATCAGTAGGAAGGATTGTTGTGGTTGGCAATATATCAGTGCTGGACAATTTATAACTTTGTCTCCACACATCACTTAGTAATATAGTTTCATCAGCTTCGCTGACTTGTTGAGGCACCACTACTTGAACCAAACTAGGGTTTGCGCTGAGTTGGGCTCGATCTAATCGTAATTCAACAAAGCTACGGTTAGCGTTGGCACCGTACACTGCTCGCTGTACTGCCCAGTTTTCGTAAATATCGTAATTGGCTGATTCCTTGCCTAAATTGGCCTGTTTGAACAATTCAGCGGATAATATGGTTCCTTTTGACCCAAGGAACTGTCTATACACATTTACCTGGCTAACACTATCAAGATTTAGAGCCGCCATGTATTGTCGTGGATGGAATCCAATTAACCCATAACTGAGTAAATCGTTGTCGGTGTCAATATTAGCTGCATTGATATCATAACTGTTGGTTAACTGATTTGCTTTGTTGGCTAAATTAGGCAATAGCCCTAACTCAGTCTGTGTATAATCGCTCTGGGTCCAGTTATTGAAATTAAATGTTTCAGTGGGCTGCACAATCTTCAACGCCGACCAATAGACATTTTTATACTTGACAATTTGACCCTTTGTATAAGTTTTTATTCCATCCCATTCTTCTACATTGTCTTGATTCAACAAGAATCCCGGAGCGTTGACTGACCCATCCCAGTCAGCACTAACTACCGCAATAAAATTTAATCGGTTCTGGCGGGCGCCAGTAGTTGGATTGTATACTAAATCCCCAAATACACTTTGATTACTCAACACAATCATGTGCTCGTAATTGGTAAATCTTAAATTAATAAAACTAATATTCTGAGTGTTCAGCGGTTCAATAGTAAATGTATTTCCTAGACGTACAACATTGAGTGTCCGAGTTGGTAACTCTCTAGAATTTTGATCTAGCAATAGATTTTCAATGGTCTCGACCTTGAGACTGTCAACAATAGCTTGTTCCCTTGTTATAGTAAGTTTGGATGCTAAAGGGTTTAGATTAATGATTGCGTCCGTATCCCATCCTTGCTGACTCCAATACAAAAATTCGTTAACCATTCTGGGCCAATCTAACACATAGCCATTAGAAATATTGGTGAAACTGAGACCTTGACTCTCAAGAAGTTTGCCGTAACTTAGCAAAAAATCAGCAACCGAAGTTTCATTGCTGAACACAAATCCATAAGGCACTTGTACCACAGTATCAGCGTAGAATGTTGGGACTCGAACTGTGACTCCACCGGCACTATATGTTTGCAAGCGACCAGTAGCATAACTCTGTAATATATTAAAAAATGGTTGAGAATTTCCATAACCAAATACTGCATATCCACCAGTGACTTTTTGTACGGCCACGCTGGAGTAAACTATCTGATCAAAGGGCTGATTCTTGTACAGCAAAATATCATAACTTTCGTCAGGAATCAATAATGTAGTATTAGTGCTGTTTGGACTAGATTTTTCAGTAAACAACTTGATGTATTGCTTGTCCGAGAATGATGCCATACGATAGCACAATCTCACATCCAAACTTTTGAGATCGGCAGTCAATAAGTCAGTAGAATTTACACCAGTTTGTCGATTATAATCCACAATCCAATTTAGATAACTAGCCTTTGACACCCCATTGCCGTACACCTCAATTCCATTTGCGTCAAGACGGTAGCGATTGTTATAGAGATATTGTTGATAATCTTCGTTGTAGCGATACAAATCACGGTCAGCAAACAATGTAAAAAACTTAGCTGGACGTGTTACTGCCAACATATGCATGACTGAGAATGGATAAGAACTAGAGTTCCACCAAGATGCTTCTACAGGGCCACCGTCGCCAAGTGTCCAGCTCTTGACAAATTCAGTAGATGGGTTGTAGTTTGAAGGCAAAGCGCCGACCACACTGTCAAGCGGGCTCAGAATCTCACCTTCAGATCCTGTGGGAATTACCGGTAGCATACTAGGATACGGACCTGACCCATATTTTTCAAACCAGATGCCTTCACGCTTGGGGCCGGCTACCATGCTGGCAGCTCTGGCAAACTCAGGCTTGAAGTATGGTGTGACTGGATCAGCAACATAACCAGCTGCTAGGTCATCCCATAACACCAAGTTATCACTGGTGTAAGGTGCCGGGCCATAGGTATCTTGCCACCATGTGGGTTCTACGCTGATGCCCAGCATTTCCCAAGGAGTTAAACTTGGCTGTTGAGTGTCGTAGTAGTATCGATAGATACCGCGCCAGGCGCCCAATAAATTTTGTTTGTCTAGTCGACTTTGCGCTTTGCTATAGTTCCAAGTAAATTCGTTGCTGGCCTGATAAGTTTGTTGTCCGTAGTCTAGTTTGTTCCAGCCGCAATAGCTCAAGAAATCTTTAGAAAAAATATTATTAATTTCTTCAAAACTGTATCCAGTGTCGCGGAATTGTCCTGGAAGTACGTTGTCCACTGTTAACGGAATAGGATTGTCGTCAAGTTTTAAATTGTTGAAAATTCGTGTTTCAAATTCTAATAAAACATCATCTCGAATGTCGCCAAACAATGGAGTAACACTACCATCGTGCCCAAGAGTCATTGATACAATTCCGGCGCTGGTTTCTTGTGATATCACTCCTGGATTCCAAATTGGATATAACCCAAGTTTTGTTGGGGTATTTGGTGCAAAATTACCAACAGTTGACTCATATTCGTTGATGGTAATTTTATCTCCAACTGTTAGTGTGGCCAACACTGTGATCCGAGGACCATCAGTTGCTACAACATAGTCAACTCCACGATTTAATAACTGATCATTCAAATATACCAGCAAGCCAAAATAATTTGCCGATGTGTAATCGTAAATCTGAACGGTATCAAACACTTGCGTGGTAATAAAACTCACAGTGTATGTGTTACCATAGCTAATAATACCAGCCGGTAGCATATCACTCCAGTAGAATGGCTGATTATCAAGTTTACCCAAAGTGATAGATTGTATTGCGGTGTCTAGCACCTGTGCTGTGGTGTTAAAACCAATATTCTGATTCAACACTGCATCAAGCATTTGTGCTTTGAATTTAATATATTCACGACTGTTATATTGTAATGATGCAAATATGTCATAGTCTGTGCTACGCATAAAATATCCTGCCAGAGTCAGCGGCGCACTTTGTTGCAGAATAATTAACCCGTAAGGACCAATATCTCCAAGATCACGTGTGTTATTGGCTCCGTTGACGGGCCCTGACAAAGTTGTTAAATTTTCGCATATGCTTTGATAATGAGTGCGAATTGTTCCTAAGGTAAATGCGTTTGAATTTGTGTTCAGCGGATTTGACTCAAGATTACTGGCAACTTGGTAAAATGCAATTTTACTAGCTTGCTCGCTCAATACTAATACTTCAATAATATCAGTTGGCACATAGGTATTTGATAAAGTAATTATCGTACTGTCAGTAGAAACCGTGTAAGTATAGGTTCCTGGATCTTGAAACTCGCTGCCAACATATATCTTAATTACTGGCACAGCACTGGTAACTTGGTCAATTGCTGATACATCAAGTTTTAATGTTGCACCAGTATATGTAAATTTAAATTGTTGATAGATCTGCTGCTCAACTATGGCTGTTTTCCATCCAATCAATTTAGAGTAGACTATTTGATCAGCATACTCTCTTGCTGAGCCAGAACTGATGTCACTAGTAACACTCACATTATCAACAACATACAAGAATGTATCTTTGTACAGGTTGTTTTCAAACACAATATCGCCAACGTTGTTGATGTTTAGGTATTGCAACGGAAATTGCAGCACAGGATCAAGAATGCCGGTGTCCCCAACTGCATAACTAAACAACTTGCTGCCAGCAAAGGTTGAACTTTGATATGTTGTTTGGTCACCAAAACTTATCTCATCAACGTTATAAATGTTAAACAGTGGAGCTTGCTGAATGTCAGTTTTTTGTTGTGCTGAGTTCCAGGTCACACCGTCATACCAGAAAGTGAGTCCAGCCTGGCTACCCGGAGCCTTGCTCACAACACACTGATCGGCTGTTACTACGCCATCTTGAGCCACAGTTAGTGTTATAATAGGTTGTGCAATAAGCGGTGCAACAGTGTCGGGAATAACAAAACTTACCACGTAAATTTTATCTCGCACATCTGCATCAAGATCGGCTGCAAATATCACCCGTGAACCTTCAACAAAGGTGTATTCATTTACACTGTAACTGGTGGATCCTTCAATGTTTGAGAATGCATCAGTTTCTGTAAAGTCAATAATGTCTACTGGATCTTTACCAGCAGTGCCCATATTCCATAAACGCAGGCCTGGACGAAATTGTATAATAGGCCGTTTGGCACGATAATTGTTGTCAAGAACCGCAGTTGTATTGTTATAATCAGCCGTGGCGTTGATTACATCAACGTGGAACCAACGATTGCTTCTTGTCCATGGATTTAAATCTAAGCTGGCGCGATCAATCGTAATGTAATCTAACTGACTAGGTTCTACTAGAATAGTATCAGTGTCAGCATCTTGAACATACAATTCAGGTGTGATAAAATCAACGACTGGGAGCAATTTGATTGCGGTACCAACGCCAGAAACATAATATTCTCGATTACTAATGGCAATACCATTCATGGTACCAGTACCGTTGGCCAGGACCACCGCTGGTCCGTACTGCACTGCACTCACAGTAAATTTTGTTCTGTTTGCAGAAATTGACCGAACAAAATACAATTGTCCTTGTGTTAATCCGCCCAAGGTGGGTGCTGAGAAGGTTATGTCCTGACCCACATACAGATTAGTACTGTCATTACTGGTAATATAATTGGTATTGGCTTCTGTCTGAGTACAAGTAATTGCAGTAATTCCTGAAGAATAACTAGCAGGACTTACATCACCGGTAAATCGTACTTTAAGTCCGTTGGTAAATGCAACACTGTTTGGTGCAGTATAGTTGCTCTGACCAATTATGTCATCTACATAAATGGTTTTACTATCAACTTGTTCTAGCAGATTGATTTGTCCAAAAATTTCTGAGTCAGTACCATCTTGATAATATAGAGTGTCCTGAATGGCACTCAACAATGGTATTTGTTGAAAGATTCCAGTTGAATCCTTGTACCATTGAGTGCTACTATAGGAACTACCATATATGATTGTAAATTTATCCAATGGCAAAATAGATGATATTTCACTTAATTGGATATACGTGACTCCAGCAATATCAGTATAGTTGATTTGATATAGTTGAAATCGTTGCGCTGGCTCAATATCCACAGTGTAATCGTACGGTATACTGTCATAACTTCCGTTTAACCCATTATTGTTGCTATTCTGTACCAAAGGATCAAATAAACTAGTGCGGTACCAACCGCCGTCCTCAGTAGATTCTATTGGATTAGTAAAAATCAAAGTTCTGGTATTGAGATTTGTGATTCCATCAATGCCACCGTAGGTGGCCATAAATGCTGTCAGAGGTTGATTATTAATCTGAGCAAATTGCAAGTCAGTAATAAGATCAACCGTACCTATATTGTTAAGATTGTAATAAAACGCTTGGGCTGTTTTACTTGGTACATTGAATGTTACTATGCCAAGATCCTCGCCGTTATTCACAGTTCCGTAAACGTCTCTACTGCTTATGTTGGGAGTAGATGTAACTGCTCCAGAAACTCCAGGGGTTGATTGTATCCAAAATCCTGGACCTGTTCCTGCCGATGCATTGACAATATTCAATGCTCCTTGCATGTTGATTTGATTTTCGGCTGCGTAATATAAAATGTCGGGCGCATCCTGTGGAACTGTAAATGTGACCAATCCTTGAATTGCACCATTGCGACTTACACCAACGTTATATATTTCACCAAGTCCAGTAGTTGGAGATGTCTTAATCCAAAATGGATATATTCCATCTAGAGTTAAGTTAAAAACATATGTATTTCCACGTTCAAGAGTCAGTGTTGGATTGTTTTGAAAATCAATTACGTATGCACTAATACCAGAATTTTGAACTCGATAGTTTACAGTTTCTTTATTGTTTTGTGCAACTTGGAATGTATAGCTTCCGCCCCGAACTAGGTTAATACTGGGATTAGTTCCACTAATTCCTGAAAAACTGTAAACACCGTTTTCTCTAGTAACTACAAAATTATCAGTAACAGCCACGCCCACACTGGCCACATCAACTGGCGCAGGGCCGTCGGGCAACCAAAAATATTGACTGAAATTAACAAACGAATCAAAATTAACAAATGGATCCCAAGTGTAGTATTCGCTTGAGTACAACAGGTCTGGTCGAGAACTGTTACCACCTTGAGATGTAATAGCATCATTCAGCCCCGGGTATGTTATAACATCCTTGATTGTATCTGTGTCAGGCTCTAGACTAACCACGCCAGGCTCCAACTGATAGTTAGCTCTGGATGTGGTTGGCTCAATCACATATCCATCGTTGGGATTGACACCTGGTCCCACTGTGCGGCCAATGAATCCTTGTGCCTTTTTAAAGTTAGGCTCTTGAATCAGTTGGTCTAGGGTGGCTGCTAGAAACTGCTTGTTAGCATCAGTTTGAAATATTTCAGGAAGAAAATCTACACTACGAACATTAGCCATTAATATGATCCTCCGCCGCTGTAGCTTCCGCCACCGCTGCTGCTGCCACCGCTGCTTGTTCCTGATCCGCTGGTGCCATTGGAACTGGTGCTTGTACTGCTACCGCCGGCAGTAAATGTAACTCCACTGCCAGCGGCTGTGCGAAGATTGGTACTGGTAAGTGCTTCAATCACATCAACATTGTTGATTGTTGCGCCGTTGACAAATATTTCATTGGGGGCCGAACGTATTTCGTATAAGTCACCAAAGTACTTTTGTGTGTCAAGTGGTACCAAGACCACTGAACTAATTATTGTACCAAGTGTTCTATGCAAGTATGCTGCCAATTCTGAGAAGTAAAACGTATCTCCAAAGTTCCATTTATCAATGGAAAAATATGTGTTCATTGAAGATATCACTGCGCTTTTGATTTCACTGGCGCTGGCTGTGCTGTTTGATGCACGTATAACTTTGATTGTGGCTCGCAGATTAGACGCGGCTTTTTCACCAAACAAGGGTTTGAACACCACTGAATTCAACACAATGTTGTCGCTCAACATTTTGTAATCTTGCAGTTTTTGATATGCTGTTGACAGTTCGTCAATGCTGGGCACATCTGGCTCAATCACTGTGCCAGTGGTATCACGAAGCCAGTTCTGATATGCTGTATAATACGACAACGTGACAACATACATGTCAATAATATTGGTAGTGCCAGGATCAATGCGACTGGTTAGTGGTGAATTATGTCGATATTGGTAGTACAGTTGCTGACGGCCTATTCTAGCAACCCATTCAGTTGACACATCCACCAAGGTTCGTAATCCTGTGGTTCCGATACTCAGTTCGTAAAAAGCATCCTCGCTATATGCGTAGAATACTTGTCCAGGACTCCATTCACTTTTAACTAATTCAATATCGTCTAATGTAGCATAGTCACTAGTAACTCGATTTGGTTCTACTAGCAAATATCGTTGTAGATTATCAAAGTCCACAGTCTGTTGCAGGTATATGTATTTCTGTGTACTGTCTACTGTGGGAGCTACAATTTCTGAGAAAAAGTCTGGGTTGTCGGGCACACCATCATTGTCACTATCACGGTAACCAACTAGCACCTGGAAGTCATCAACATAACCGTCACTCTCGACTGGTTGTCCAGTAATGGTCATAAAAATGTCGCCAGGCAAATGATCAGTAGAGTCAGGTTGTGTGTTTACTGCTAGTACATTAATAAAATCTTTAATTACAGTACCAGTGCGACTGTCGTATACCTGAGCACCATCGTAGAAGAAAAATCTAGTTTGCAATACTGATCCAAAATAGTACCCAAGACCACGGAAGGTAATTGTATAGTTTTGATTTTGCACCACAAACTTCACTAACCAAGATGAGTCTGAATTTATGCCATTAGTATTTCCTGCGTTACCGTTTTGAGGAGAATTCACCGCTGGGCTTTCAGGAATTTGTGCCCACGTTGCGTTGTCTCCATTGGACTGTGTGCTGTATAAGTTTGTGCTAGTAATTAGATACCAACTGTACGGTGTACCTGTGATGTCACCGTTGTTGTCATAGCCAATACTAAAGTTGCGATTCAACAAAATTTGTTCAGCCATGGCCTGTTCCAGGTTGAGTGGCAGATCTGTGACGAACAACGGAATAATAGTGTCTACTAGAGCGCCCGTTGGTACAAAGTTGTTGAGTGCAACTGGTCCTGCTCCAGAACTTAGGTTGCCCAGGCCGTTGTTGTAACCAGTGCCTTGTATGCTCAGTGGGCTGGCCCAGATGTCTAGTGTTTCGTCAGCACGACTTGGTGTACCTTGTTGCAACTTGTTATTGCGGTCAAAGTAATAGCCTGATGGTGCAACAAATTTGATCAAGCTGCCTACAGCCACGTATTTGAATGCTGTGGTGGTAGTGGAGCCAACCGGAATTGGTGTTCCGTTGGGCCAGGTGGCCGAGGTTATTGCGTTTCTAAAATAGCCAGTGGTTTCATTGGCCAATGTTGTGCTTTGATTCCAGGTGGCTCCTGCAACCCAGGTAGTTGAACCATATGTGGGCAAGGTGGTTGCTGTAACTCTAGGAAAATTAGCATAGTAAAACTGTTGCATTGTGTTTTTGGCAAGAGCCGGCTGTACCTGATTGGTAATAACATCTGCAATTTCGTTTCGATTAGTCCAGGAGAATAGAATAGTAGGAAGAATATTCTGTTCCCATAGTCCACCGTCGCTGCCAAAGGTATTGGTGCTGGAATATTTTCCTGTGTTGTCCACAAGGTCAAGATAACGACTGGTGCCAATACTTGCACGATTTAGAGCCTTGCTTTTCACAATTGAATTGTATTGTGTGTAAGGAAACAGATTGTAATCTTCACCGTTGACCATGCGATCTTGTGTGTAGTATCTAGCAGGAGCCCGTTGCTTGATTTCGTCAATACTTTCGCGAGCCTGACTATTACTAACTGGACGTGTGATACCACACGTAAAAGTCATAGTTTCAAGATTACCATTACGGCTGATGTAACTGATGGGAACTGTTACAGCCTGCATTTCTTCAGGGTTGATAATGTATTGCAGTCCGTTTGATGCACGAACATACGCACGGTATGTTCCCACTGGGATTTCTGAGAACACACCATCACCAAACACCATGGTAATTTGGTCATTAGTTCTAGATGTCACTGTGTAGATTGGGCGTAAAGAAGTGCCTATTTGTTCTGCGGCTGCCTCGTAGATATTTTCAGTATAGGCCCATTCACGATTGATATTTCCTACTGTATCTAGTTGGAATAACCAGCGGTCTTCATTGTTGACACCTTCAATGTTGATATTCACTGTACGGTTAGAAACTCTTTCAGCTAGATTAAAGTCTTGGTTTTGCAACACGCCTTGTTTGAACATAAAGAAGTAGCCAGTGTTGGCTGACTGGAATCCCAGTTGATCGTTACGGAACAAGATATTGAATGGTTGGTTGGCTCTTGGTGGGGGCTCGTATAGATACGTAGCACCCACAGATGTTGAACTCATGGCCTCAAAAGGCATAGTAACGCCATCAACCACAGAGGTATAAGGCACTATGGGCAAAAATCCTGGCACCAGGTTAACTGCATATTCATCTGTACGCACACCCAGAATGGTCTGACGGTTGCCCGGTCGACCCACACGTTGAGTGTCTACCAGACTGCTGTTGATGATTGTGGTAAACTGTTCTTGCCAGTCAGGATTGGTTGGGTCCGCCCAGTTCACAGTGACGTTGGAAAGATTTACACCTTGATAGTCCACAACATTTTCTGTTGTTGTGACTGAGAACACTTTGAGTAGGCCTTGTGCGGCCACATTGCGCTTGGCGGTATAGCTTACAAGATTGGCCAGGCGAGTTACACTGTCCCTGCGTTCAGCAGTATCCATGTAATTTTCACGAGTGTTTAGGTCTGTACGGAAAGCAAGGGCCTGTCCCATAAACGCAATAACGTCCAACAAGGCAATGTATTCCGAACTTTCAATGTAGTCATTGAATGTTTCAGGATAGTACAGGCGCAAGTAATCAATAAAACTCTTGCGAAGAGTTTCAAAGTCATAGCTTTGAAAGTCTGCCTCGCGATAGGTTTGATAGATCTGTTTCCAGTCTTCAACACCAAATATCGCTGTTTGTCTAGTTGTTTTTGCCATTCTTGATACGCCTCTATTGTTTATTTAGCGGCAACAAAAACGGCTTAGTTATACATAGGAGGCGTTGCGTTGTTGTAGATCAAAGAAAATACTCAGCCGCTCGGCATCTGTAGACGGGGTCACGGTGAGCTCTACTTGAATCAAGATTCCATTTTCTTGTGGGAAGGTTACAACTTGGCTGATGAAAATTCTAGGGTCACCTGCGGCCACACGCTGAACTTCTCGCTCTATTGCCTGCTGCGATGCTTCCACTTGATTCTCAAACAAAAAGTCCCAGAGTACCGTGCCATACGCTGGCCGCCCGGGTAGCTGACCTTGACGAATGTTAAATGCGTTCAACAGGTCGCGCTTGATCAGTTCAAAGTCTGTAAGGGTAAACTTTTTGTATTGCCCTTGGGTGTTAAAGCCAATGAATTTTTGTGCCATAGTGTATTTACCGATGCTTATGCAGCTGAACGGCCTTCAATTTTGAACTGCAATTGACTAATACGTTCTTTCAAGTCTCTACTGCGTTTTACAATTTCAAGTGCGCCAGCGTCTAGTACCTTGAAATCAGCAGCAGTAACTTGTTGCACTCGATAATCTGCAACAGTTCGAGCACGAATATACTCACCTAGTTTTGGAACAACCGTAGCGTTGTAGTTGGTCCGTCCTGTCTGGAACTCAGTATCTACTACTGCCCATTCACTTTCTGTTACTGTTTGTTGGTTTTCCAAGGCTGCAACTTTATCGTTTAGGTTAGCTAAAAATAATGCGCGAGCATTTAATAACTTTACAAGATTGTTTAAATTTGATAGAAGATCTATCAGCTGGGCTTCTGCTTCGCTGGCAGCAACAGGGGCAGGTGGACCATAATTAACCGGCGGAATTTTGTCATTGCCAGCAATACGAGTACTAGCAGCATCAACTGTGGCTCTGCTGACAGTATTAGTTGCCGGAACAGGTATCTCTATGTCTTTGAATGTGTTTGGTATCTTGGTTGACACCATGTTGACTGCAAATGCAGCATCGCGCACTGCGGTGTCGTATGCTGCCTTGACAGCACCTGTTGCATCTCCAGGTATGGGCAGGCCCTTGGCAAACGCTTCGGCATTTGGTAGACTTTTGGCAGCATTTAGACTCATACCTGCAAGGCCTTGTGCAGATAAATTTTTAACTGGTATTCCCACTGCACCCAGGCCGGCCACGCCCTTGGTCATAAGATCTTGTTGTATCAGGCCCTGAGTTGACGGGCTTGCCAACAATCCTTCAAGTCCTTGTATTCCACCTTTACCTGTCCAGATTGAAGGACTTTTGGCAACTGCTGCTAGACTGTTGGCGCCTTGTGCAAGCAGATTGCTGGTGCCAGGCTTGACATAGCCGGCCGTTTCAAGTTGTTGAATGTCCAGTCCAAACTCGCCGATGCCCTTGGCATTGGTAATTGTGCTGGCAGATTGTCCCACTAGATTTTTGGCCTGGGCCAGCACCCCAGTAACCTGGGCTGAATCCATGGGTCCTATGCCGTTTACTGCTGGTATGGTTTTGGCAAAATCAGCAACATTGATTGGATTTGGGCCCACTGGAGTTCTTGTCAGCGCACTGTTTATTGTTTGTAGTGCTGTTGTTGCCACGCTGCCGGCTTTGGCTGCGGCGCCCACCAAGGCAGAACCAGTTGTACCAAGAGCTGATACTGCTGGGCCGACTAATGCTGTTAGCCCTGCTGCTGTTCCTGCCAGAGATCCTCCAAGTGCTCCACCGGCGCCACCTAGACCACCCGCCACACTGCCTAGCACACTGCCTAACGCACCAGCTCCGCCACTGATACCACCTTGAGCAAATGCTGCATCAACTGATGATATACGTCCTGTGGATAAATCTACTCCAGCCGCTGATAGGCCAGATGCAAAACCTCCCACGTTGAGACTGCCAGTTACACCTGACTGAGCTTGTGCCACTATGGCTTGTGCGCCTGGCAAGCCATCGGCTGCTTGAGTTGCTGCACTGAGCACGTCGCCAGATTTAAACCCCACCAGGCCACCGGCATTGGCTTGCTTTTTGAAAATTTCAAATGCTTGTTCTCGAGTCAGCCCCGGAGGACCTTTGATATCAAATACTTTTGCCGACCCGTCTGGAGTGGTAGTCGATGTTGCTGCCGTTCCTGCACTGCCTGCCTGGGCATTATTGGGATCTTCAGGCGGACGCGGAAATCCCAAACTGGTCAAGCTGGGTAAGCCTCGGCGAAGTCGTTCGCCATTCACTCTGTCCCAGACTATAGTATCAGTTCCAGTATAGGTTAAATCTTCGTCTTTGGTTTTTGAATTTAGAGCAGTTTCAAAACTGGCAGCAGAACTGCCAGCAGATGACTTTAAACTATCAAGATTGAATGTAAAATTACCCATGTTATTTTGCCTGTATTTCTACGCCGGCTGGCACTGGGGTTGCGCCTGGCGGTGGAGTAGGTTTACCTTCTTCAAATGCCACGTCTACATCAACACCTTTGTTGTGATACGGATAGGGTTCATGTGTGGGGGCGCGGCTTACTATACTTTGTAGAGCGTTGGTATTAACTTCCCAGCCATCACTGGTGCTGAATTTGGTATCGTCAAACAGAGTTTTTATAATAGGCAATGCCGCAGTTACTCGACCTGCCTTGGGGCCGTTTAAATCAATTGTGCCGCCATCAAGTACTAGTGCTCCGGGTACTCCCCATGATCCTGATGCACTGTTCAGCGTTAGCACACCGTCGGCCTTGACGCCAATGGTGCTGGTACTGTACAAGGTAATATCTTGCTGTGCTCGCAACGAAATAATATTGTCACTTTCAATTTGAAATTCATCACTGGCTTTGGCTTTTATTGATCGGCCAGCATACATGTTGATATCTCGGTCGGCGTGTAAATTGATATCACCTTTGGTGCGCACGTTCACTGAGTTGGTGGCATACACATCCACTGTGCCTTCTACTCCAAACTCCAACCAGGCCTGACCGTTGGCATGAGTGATGTAAAAGAAGTTGCCAGTGTCACTCATGGTGATCTGATGACCTTTTGAGGTTCTCAATCTAAACAAGGCATTGTCACCGTCTAGATCACCGTCATCCATCACAAGACTATGTCCACCAACTCGTCCAATTACCTTGGCTTCGCTAGGCTTGATTTCTCCAGCATTTAGTTTGGTTCTAATGTCATTGGCGTTCATGCCACCCTGATAGATAGCAACCCCTGGAGTGCTAACACCAAACACAGCACTGGGAGTTTCACGCTGACTGCTGGAACGTATGGTACCACGTTCCAGGTCATTGATCAAGCCTTGTTGAAATAAACTCTGTGCCAGATAACTGTGTACCGGTTTGGGCTGATCAAAGAATCTGGGATCGTTGAAAAGTTCATCGTTGAGAGTGTTGATTTCAGTAACTGGCAGTCTTGTTGCTTTGGCAAAATATGCTTCTTGATTTTCGTTGCCTGTGACATAACGAGTTGACGATGCAATTGCTGGCACCATGTTGCCCAGGCCTTGCTCAGGAATCACTCCAATATAAAATCCTTGGCTGCGATCACCATTGACAAATATGCATACCACTGTGATACCCACATCCGGTGGAGTAAACCACATGCCGTAGCTGTTTTCATTGCCGGGATAGGCTCCTGTTGAGTCAGTGGCGCCGCCTGTGGCTGGCAACGGTGTTGATCCAAAAAATGGCGGCATGTAACTGACCGTGGTCCAGTTGGTGTCATCGTCTTCGTTGGCAGGGCCACCATCGGCAAATGCTTCAATGTACACACGCAATCGTCCTGATCGTGTGGGATCCACCGTGCTCATTACCACACCAGTAAACGGACCAAATTCTGCGGGCATGCCGCCACGATCCAGTTTGTAATTGCTTGCACGGCCTTTGACACGTGGTGTAATTTCTGCCATGGTATTCCTTATTCCTCTTTGACTATTTGCTGCGTTGAAGGGCCGCCGGTTGAACCCGGTGTGGCACTACGTCGTGATCCTATGCCAGCAGCAGCCTGAGTCAATTGTCCAACTATCTGTGTGGCTGTCAAGTTTGTTTGTCCTGTCAACACTTGTGGCAATTTTGGAGGACCAGATCCTACTGATTCTGCTACTGTGCTGATAATTCCACCAGTACCACTGGTTGCCAGTCGTGCCACACCTGCTGGCAGCAAGGTAGCATTGAGATTTGCCAGTACCCCTGGCTCAACTGTGGCTAGATTTGAAAATTGATTTGCTACACCCACGTTGTTGAATGATCCTTGTGCTCCTAGTATTGCTGCTTGTCCACCATCAGAACTGGTTAGCAGTCTAGGATCTTTGAGAGCATAATCGCTACGGGCCTGTTGGGCAGCAGCAGGTGACAACCCAGCATCGCCGCCAAGGGAGGATGCAGCACCTGATGCCATGTTTGCTCTTGCTTCTGCTTCCCCTGCATCGCCGTCATTGGCACTGGTTGATACATTTGCACCAGTACTAGCACTGGCACTGGTACTGGCACCGGACGAGGATTTGGGTTTGGGAAACAAGAACAATGTTCCTTCAACGGTTTGTTCAAATTTTCCACCTCTAAATTCGCTAAGGACTTTGACCGCATAGTATGTTCTGCTTTGTACCGCTTCTCTTGTGGTATTGGTATTGCCAGAATACCCGCCAGAATACGGGTCTGCTAGGCCAGTGTCTATGTTGTAGTCTTCGGGGCGTTGCCATACCATTTCAAACAGCACGTCACCAGTTTCAAAAGAGATGCTGCCATCTGGTGCAAAACCTGTGAGTACTTCTACTTTGTTTTCACCTTCTTTGATTTCTCTAAACAAACTGCCTTGCTGTATCCAATCAGGGTCGCCAATTATTTTTACTTTGGTGTTGGCCAGGTCCCCGGGGCTAAACAAATATTCGGCTGCATTGGCAGCAGGTTCGTTGATTTTTCCTTTTTGTCCAGAGCTGGTTTCGTTGCTACGCGGAGCATAGTTGTACTTGGCAATATCTGTTGCGCTGCTGGTAAACGCTGCTTTTTGCACAGCGGCTGCACTGTTTTTTGGGTCGTTGCCAGAAACTGTGATTGAGTATAGAGCGTTTAGTGTTTCTTGATATTCTAGTACCGCGTTGTTTTGTCCAGTAAACCAATAGGGATATCGTTTGTGTATACCGTTGAACTTGCTGGCTGGAAAATACTTGCTGTTGAGACTAGACGGAATAAAAGGTCTAACCACATACTTGATTTTGTAAGCATAATCGTTTCTCAATGGATCAATCCCGCCGGGTTGTGCTGTGGCAAACATTGTTATTATAAACCATGACACCGGTTTGTTTCTAGAATTAGGGTTGGGCGTAGATGTTCCATCTGGCTGTACTATAACCAGTTGTTGATTTGATATGTAACTGCTGTTGCGTATGGTGAGTTCTATGGCCTGCGTTATCATTTGTCCAGCGGTGATACTAAAACTCTGACTCACTGAGTCAACTGTGTTGGTGTCTTGTTTGAGACTCTGGGCATTTTTTACAGCTGGTACTCCGGCTGCTGTTTTGGCTTTGTCATCCTTGACTTGACCAATTGGTTTTAGTGTTGCATCTGCAATTGCAGCAGCGGGTACTCCGGGAATGCCCTGAAATTCAATTGAGTATTCATCCGCAATTTTAAATATTCCCCTAGTGACTAATGCTTTTTGATATTCATTCATTGCACCCATGAGGCCTTGAGTGAGTGTTTTTTTGGCTGTGGGGGCTGCTATAGCTTTTGCTGGTGCTGCGGCTTGACTTTGTCGATTGAGTCTAGCTGTCTCTGCACGATCATAAGATCCGTCATCGGCTGCAGGAGTAGTGCTGGCACCTGGATTGGTAGCTGGCGGTGTAGTTGTTGAAAATTTAGCGTCAGACCCTAGTAAGCCTTGCACCGTACTGTCAGTCAATTGTATATCATAAGGAACTGCGCCTCGTCCAGTCATGCCGCCGGCATATATTCCCTGTGGCACACAATCCCATTCGTAGGTGACCAATTTTGATCCAACTGACCAATTGATACCGGCTATTTTAAAAGGTATAAATTTTTCTATCACAGCCTTGGGATCACTTGTGCCACTAAGCTCGCCCATGCTGCGTATAGGGTAAACTATATTGCCACTTTCGTCGTAGCCGTAAAATCTTATCACAGTAAGATAATCAGCAGCAGTGTAGTTTACTTTGCCTGATCCGGCTCCTTGTTGCAGATTTTCAACAGCCTTGTAGAGTCTATCAATCAAGGTCATGCCCGACGGTTCAGTCACAGTTATTTTCATGCTGTTGGCCATTTGGCTGGCACCTGTTGCCTTGCCCAGTGGAGTGGTCTCTAGTGTCAACGCTTCAATATAAAAGTCATCACCAAAAAATGGATTACGTCCACTGTCCCGATTGTTGGTGGCATTTGTGGTTGATCCCATTCCAGTTTTGACTCCACCTACGTTGATACCAGCGCCGCCGCTTTGGAACAACAAAAAGTACCCATCAATTTTTTTAACCTTGCTGCGCAACATTGTTTCGTATTGAGTGGGCGTTATCAAATAAACTGATATTGAATAAGAATAGCTGTAGTAGTTGTCCAGGGGATTGGCACGGGGAACAATCTTGATACTGGTGTAATCTTCTGTTGCAGAATTTTGATTTGCAGCAGAGGCTGGCCGGGCTGCATCATCACTGGTCACAGTGCCCGGTTCTGTTGCAAGTTTGGTCTGCCCAACTTGTGCAGCATCTTGACCAAATGCAGCATTGGGTGCTGCAACAGCTTGACCAGTATCACTGGCCGGTCCGGTTGCCTGTGTTTGTTGGGTGGTACGAACAGGAGCATTGGTGCCTGAATCGCCGCCACCAGAATTAGTGGTGGTTGGAGGCGCAGCATTTGAAGACGATGTGGTATCTGGTGATGGTGTTACTCTACCATTGGCAGCAACTTGCTGAGTGTCCGGTGCATTGGGACCTTTGGCCGCATCATCAGTGGCAGCCTGACTAGCAGTAGCAGGCGGTGCTGGTTGTGCTACTGCTGCGGATTCTTGTTGCTGTGATTCATTTAGACTTGTCTCTGCTGTGTTCAATGTTGACAATGCATTGTTAATGGCATTTTGAGACACAAAGTTTGAAGATTTAAGAATGTCAATTTGTGATCTTGCTTCTTGTACGACTGCCAGAGCTTTGGGTATTGACTCAGGTGTAGCAGGCCCGATGGTGGCAATGCTACGAGATAGTTGTCTTGCTCTGTTAACTAGTTCCAGTACCTCAGGTGGTAATGGGTCGCGACCAGTAGCCATTTATTAGATTCCCAGGGCCGACTTCAGTGTGGGCATTTTTGGCAAAAAGATTTGCACACCAACCACAAAGTCCAGGGGTGGTGCAGTTAGTGTGTTGGGGTTTCGCTGATAAAATACCCACCATAGCGCAGCGTTTTGATACAGGTCATAGGCCAACATGTCTGGTCTATACTGATAGGTTGTGTTGATAGTAAACGTTAAGTCATCATCTTCTTTGGGTATGGGTCTATTGACCATGGTGTCAAGAAAAAATTGACTGTAGCCTGTGTCAAAATACGGGCTGGTAGAATCGTATGCAATTGCCATTACCAGAATCCTTTCTTGAGTAAATTGCCATTGGCAAATTCTTTAAGACTAAACTGTTTGCTGACTTGACTACGAGTTTGAACTGGTATTAGCGTGATATCAATTTCCATCTTGGTTGGCACATAGGTGCATTCGTTGGTGTTGTTTACGGCGCTGCGCAAGGCGTTTTGAGCAGGAAGTTGTGGTATTGCACCCTTGTTCAGCAGCGCATTGGCCAGACGGATTGCTCCAGAAAAATTGGCACCTCCGGGACTGCTAGCAGTAGGTGTTTGCCGATTGCTCATGTTGGGACCAAAGTTGTTGGGACCGTTTGTTCTTATGTAGTCTACTTCATTGGGCAAGCTGTAATTAAACGACCCTACCACACAGGCATGATTATTAAACTGCTGGTCGCCGTAGCCACTGAGGTATACCAGGGGAGGTGGGGTTCCTCGTTCAGCGTCTTGACCATAAAACATCTTGGTCACACTTCTAAAAAAATGTATCACTGCCAACATGTATGCAGCTTCTTTGGTGTCCTGTGCTGTGAATGTGCCACGCACCTGCACATCGCCAACACTGCTGCTTTTGTAAAACAATCCGCGATAGTTGGAATGTATTAAATTGTACTTTTCGTAGTCTGCAGAGTATGTTGTGCTGATGTTGGGAGTGTAGGGAAATATCACTCCGTTGGTGGCAGTGAGTGGAGCCAGGATACCAGCGCCAGTGGCATTGTAAAGGTAGTCGCTGTAGGGTGCCAGGCTGAGTCTAACACGCCAGTCGCCATTACCAGGCTGTTTGTAACGACTCTGCAGAGTGCCCTGGCTCTTGACCAAGGCCTTCATGGCCGCTGTAGAATCTGGTTCAGCGCCCAATGGAGTTGGTTCAGCGCCTTCAGTTTCTTCGCTGGTAAACCCGTAATCATTTCCCAATTGTTCAGCATCAACTGGTTCAGCTTCAGTTGCTGTCTCGGACAACTCTTGTCGATTGAGTTCTTGTTCTCGTTCTAATCTTTCAGCTTCAAAGGGATCATCTGCAGGGTCAACATCTGCAGGTTCAAACTCTATTGGTTCATCATTGAGCCTTTGTTCTGCATCAAGTCTGCTTTGTTCAAACGGATCTTCAGCTGGCGAAACTGGTTCAGGTTCGCTGGCCTCTACTGCTAACTCTTGTCGATTGAGTTCTTGTTCTCGTTCTAATCTTTCAGCTTCAAATGGATCATCTTCGGGATTGACATCTGCAGGTTCAAACTCTATTGGTTCATCATTGAGCCTTTGTTCTGCATCAAGTCTGCTTTGTTCAAATGGATCGTCAACTGGCGAAACTGGTGCAGCAGACCGAGCCGTGGATGCATTGGCTGGTGAAGCAGTAGCATCCAGTTGAGTTTCATTTTCTTGTGATAACTTTTCATCGTTGCCTGGATCAACTGCCCCACGAGAACTGCTGGTCCCTGTGGTAACTGTTTGTGTAGTTGTTGTGGTATTGGGTGTTGTAGTTACTGTTGGCGGCGTAGTTGATTCAGCATCAATCTGCTTTCTTTTAAGTGCGTTGGATTCGCTGTTTAACTGATTTAGTTTGTCTAGACGTTGTTCATTTTCTTCAGGACTAAGCGGTGGCAGGCCTTGTTTTTTTCTAGCAAAGTCGCTGGGATTGTCTTTGATATACTGATTGAGTTCAGCTTGTTTTGCTGTGATTTCTGGTTGTAGTGCTTGACTTGCTGCGGTGGGTTGTCTAGCACCTGCTGTGATTGTGGTTGATCCTCCACCACTTACTGTTTCGGTACTGGTAGTAGTATAGTTGATTGGTGTAACTTTACCTGGCGGATTTTTGGCTTCTACTTGAAAATCAACTTGTTCAAAGTTTGATGATGACTCTAGTCCTCTGTCAAACCTAGCATTTTCTGCTACTTCAGCAGCAGTTAGTTTATCATAATCAACACCAGCAACTTTGTTGGATCCTTGTATGTCAGCACCCATGGCACCAGGATTTGGATTCTTTGTTCCGTCAGCATTATATTTTCCACTGATTACATAATTTGTATCGCCTAAAGGTATTCCTGCTTGGCCGGCGGCAGCATCTTCACTTAGTCCTTGTTGACGAAGTTTATTATACGTTGCTGCTTTGTTCGCGTCATATCCTGCCATGATTATTGTTTCCTATACCTTATTTACCCAAATTTTTAACCACGCAGTTTAAGAAAGGTTGACAACTGCTGAAAATGTGTTATACTAAGTACATATCAGGAGATTACGACACACATGTCATTACTACCCAAAGCAGCTCCCCGCGTTAACTATCTCAACAACAGAGATATTCTTAAAGAAATTCACCTTAGCAAAAACAACTATTGCTGGTATCGGGATCCTGTGCTGGATCACCAATTTGATATTATTTTGCCGTCTCGTGACAAAATCAATCAAAGAACCATAGCAGAGGCGCGGCGCAACCAAGCCGATCGACTCAAGCGCGAAGGCACTATTGTGGATCCAAAAAAAATCCCCAACACAGACATTGTGTTTCGCATCTCTTGCTGGGATCACATTCCCAAAGCACCCAAAAAAATCACCAAAGCCGAAGCCAAAAAACGCAGCCGACTGGAAGATATTCTGGACCTTGACGACGTGGTTGAAGACGATCCACTAGCAGATATTCTGGATGCGCCTATACTGGACATGAATCATGTGCGTGTGAACTTCCCCCCGTTTGAACACTATAGAATAGACGACGCCAAGGTGCCGTTTATCGTGGGTCGTAGTCACTGGCAAGGCGACCTAGCCACAGGTGCATATTCCAAGGACCACGGTGACATGACTAGAAAACTGGCCATGATGTTCATGAAGCTGTGTGAACGTTATGCCACAAGATCAAACTGGAGAGGATACACCTACAATGAAGAAATGCGTGGACAAGCCCTGCTACAACTCAGCCAGATTGGACTGCAATTTGACGAGTCAAAATCGCAGAATCCTTTTGCGTATTATACTGCCGCTATTACCAATAGCTTTACTCGTATCCTGAACATTGAAAAGAAAAGTCAAAACATTCGTGATGACATTCTGGAGATGAACGGGCTCAACCCTTCATGGACACGCCAGAATTCTGGCAAGCACTCAATGGCAGCCATGAGCGGTCCGGTTACTATCACAACCTATCCTGTGCCTGTCCCTGTTCTCGACACTAACACAGCCACTTCTTGATCTTCCAAAGTCATTGACTTTAGCAGCTATAGATTGTAAAATTGTGAATTAAAGGAACCGATGACAAATCTATTTCGCAAAGCCGCGGTCTTCACGGACATACATTTTGGACTCAAGAGCAACAGTACTCAGCACAATGAAGACTGTTTGAACTTTGTGAAGTGGGCTACGGCCAAAGCCAAGGAACAAGGTTGTGAAACCTGCATGTTCCTGGGTGACTGGCACAACAACCGTGCTAGCCTGAACATTGTTACACTGAACTACAGTCTACAAGCACTGGAGCACATGAATGACAACTTTGAACAAGTGTATTTTATTCCAGGCAACCATGATTTATATTATCGAGACAATCGCGATATACAAAGTGTAGAGTGGGCCAAACATCTTCCTCGTGTGCAAATATGCAACGACTGGTTCAGCCACGGTGATGTGGTTATTGCTCCTTGGCTATGTGGAGATGATCATAAACGCATACCCAAACTAACGGGCAAGTACATGTTTGGGCACTTTGAGCTGCCCGGTTATTTGATGAATGCACAGATTGAAATGCCGGATCATGGCGAAGTGCAACGAGAACACTTCACTGGCTTTGAACATGTGTTCACAGGACACTTTCACAAGCGGCAGACCAAAAAGAACATTACCTACATTGGCAATTGTTTTCCGCACAACTATGCAGATGCTGGCGACGATGATCGTGGCCTGATGATTCTGGAATGGGATCGAGAACCAGAGTTTCATTCTTGGCCGGATCAGCCCAGATATCGTGTGTTTGGCCTCAGTAATGTGATTGACAATGCTGCTACTATTCTAGCACCAGGCATGCATGTGCGTGTGCAACTGGATATTGAGATCAGCTACGAAGAAGCCAACTTTATCAAAGAAACATTTATCAAAGACTACGGACTTAGAGAGATGGCCCTGATACCCAACAAGTCCAGTTCAGTGGACACAGACATGGCGCCGGGAGAGATCAAGTTTGAAAGTGTGGATCAAATTGTCACTGACCAGATCACCAACATTGAAAGTGAATTCTACGATAACAAACTGCTGTTGAAGATCTATCAAAATTTATGATCCAAATTAAAAACCTCACTGTTAAAAACTTCATGAGCGTGGGTGCTGCTACCCAAGCCATCAACTTTGATCGCAAGGACCTTACCTTGGTGCTGGGAGAAAATCTTGATCTAGGTGGTGACGGCAGTCGCAACGGCACAGGCAAAACCACAATCATCAATGCACTCAGCTATGCCTTGTACGGCAATGCACTCTCAAACATTCGCAAGGACAATCTGGTAAACAAGACCAACAGCAAGCACATGTTGGTCAGCCTGGAGTTTGCAGTCAACGGTGCAGAGTATAGAATCGAACGTGGACGCAAGCCCAATGTGCTCAAGTTCTATGTGAACAATGAAGCCACTGTGGCCACAGACGAAGCACAGGGCGATTCAAGAGAAACACAAGACGCAATTGAACGTGTGATGAACATGAGTCACGACATGTTCAAACATGTTGTAGCTCTCAACACCTATACTGAACCATTCCTGGGCCTAAAAGCCAATGATCAACGAACCATCATTGAACAGTTGCTGGGTATCACACTACTGAGCGAACGTGCTGACGCAATCAAAGAACTGGCCAGAGGCACCAAAGACTCTGTGTCACAAGAAGAATTTAGAATCAGAGCAGTAGTCGAAGCCAACAAACGCATAGAAGAACAGATTGAAAGTTTGAAACGTAGACAAGTGCTGTGGCAGAAAAAATACGACAGCGATGTAGCGTATCTTGTTTCACAATATGATGATCTAGCAAAAATTGACATTGATCTAGAATTGCTGGCTCACCGAGATCTAACCTTGTGGTCCGCAAGGAAGCAACAACAGGATGCGTATACTGCGCTGGCGGGTCGTCAAACTGCTTGGAAACAAAAACAAACCAAGGACATGGCTGAATTAGAGTTGGCTTACAGCCAGCTCAGCCACATTGACATCTCAGCAGAACTACAGGCACATGTGGATTTGGCTGCCTATGATCAAAAATCCAAAGACATTGCTGACCTACAAAAACTAATTGCCAGATGCATGTCAGACGCGGTCAAAGAACAAAAGGTCATTGTCAAACTCAAGGACGAACTTGAAGAACTAAAAAATCACAAGTGTTATGCGTGTGGTCAAGACTTTCATGACACCAGCCACGAAAAAGTACTGGGCACAAAAGAGACTGCCTTGCAGGAAGCTGCATTACAGGCCTTGTCCACCAATGGTCAGTTCATAGAAAATACAGATGCCCTGCAGGCCCTGGGCGAGCTAGGCGGTCGGCTTGTCACGCACTACAAAACACAAACAGAAGCCATTCGACACTCGAGTGAACTAGAAAACATTCAGCACAAGATTGACGCCAAACGTGCAGAAATAGACCCCTATTCTGAACAGTTAACCGAACACACGCCTGTAGAAGTAGGCTCACAACCAGTCACATATTATGATACAGAAGCGCAGGCTGTTGAGCACCGCGGTCGCATGAACACACTGCTGACGCAGATCGCCACCAAAGGTGAAGAAAAAGATCCCTATTCAGAACAGATTGAAGACATGACTCAACAGGCTTTGCAAGTTGTGAGTTACGATGCCTTGAACAATCTCAATAGACTACAAGAGCATCAGGACTTCTTGCTCAAACTGCTGACCAGCAAGGACAGTTTTGTTCGCAAGAAAATTATTGATCAGAACTTGAGTTATCTCAACGCAAGGCTCACACACTATTTAGATCGTATTGGCTTGCCACACACTGTGAAGTTTCAAAACGATCTCAGCGTCAGCATTGAAGAACTGGGTCGCGAACTGGACTTTGACAATCTCAGCCGTGGTGAACGCACCAGACTAATCTTGAGTCTCAACTTTGCGTTCCGCGATGTGTGGGAAAGCCTATACTCTCCAATCAACCTGTTGTTTGTGGATGAACTGATTGACAATGGGCTAGACTCAGCAGGAGTAGAAAATGCGTTGGCCTTGCTCAAACGCATGAGTCGTGAACGTCACAAGAGCATCTGGCTTGTGAGTCACAGAGACGAGCTGAGCGGGCGAGTAGAAAACATACTCAAGGTCGTAAAAGAAAACGGTTTCACCAACTACAACACCGAAGTTGAACTTGCGTAGTAATCCACGGCAAAGAGAGGCAACTTTTTAATATAATCCTAAACACCAGGCATAACTATACAGCAAAGGTAACACAACAGATTCCGCATGGCATGGCTTTATCAAAACACTCCAGTTGAGACACTGCCAGAAGAATGCATAGGATTTGTTTACCTGATCACCAATAATCTTTCTGGTCGCAAGTACATAGGCAAAAAACTAGCTAAATTTTCAAAAACAACTTACAAAACAGTCAAGCAGAAAAACGGCATCAAGAAAAAAAAGAAAATTAGAACCAAAATTGACAGTGATTGGCGCGAGTACTACGGTTCAAGCGAAAATTTAACTGTTGACGTAGATACCTTAGGCACCGAAAACTTCACCAGAGAAATACTTTACTATTGCACATCAAAAGCACAATGCAGTTACATTGAAGCTAGAGAACAGTTCAATCGCAAGGTATTAGAATCAACAGATTATTACAATGGCCAGATCTCAGTTAGAGTTCACGGCTCACACATCATAAACTACTAAACTTAATGTCAG